TACACCAAGCGCCATTGTTTCCGCCAGAAACCCAGTAAGCGGAAGCCTTCGGAGCCGTACATCCTGACGGACAACCTTGCTTGGTAGCAGTAGCCTCTACATAATCATTACATACTCTTCCACTACAACCTGCATCCGCTAATGCCTGAGCTTGAGATCTAAGACGCTCTATCTTATCGCTAGCCTGAGCGTTGGCAGAAGACGTGTTAGAAGCGCATATAGATCCAGAAGGTACACCCGGATAGGAGATCGTTACTCCACAAGGTCTATCAGATGGACAATTCCTACTAGTAGCAGATCCTCCTTGGAAACTGAGCGTATTACAGCAAGCAGATCCATAGCCTAGATATTCCTCTCTTCCACAATCATTTCTATATAAAGCTACACTTTCGCCAGATCTACACTCAGCCTCTCCTATTCTACTCCAAGAATTAGGATCACAACAGCTATCACAAGAACCACCTGAACATCCACAATCGCAAGACTCATGCAACCTGTTCTCAGTCTCGTCAGAGTGACATCCAGTGCTATCAGTCCTTCTATACCTAGCCCAAACATCACCACCTGAGCAATAGTTTCCGCCATCATAGCTCCAACCACTCCAATTAGGAGGAGTGTCCTCGCAATCTCCGTTCTTATTAGCGTAAGCTTGAGCGGCGGCTCTGGTAGCTGAATTGCTTCTGAATGCCTCTTGAACCTTGTTATTGGCGTCAGCCTGAGAGACCGTTGATGTTATAGGATCTAATCCTAACGAGCTATAAGGAACTGATATAGCCACACCCTGTTTACAAGAGCCGCAATTATCCTTGTAGAAAGTAGCGCTTCCAGTACCGGTCCATACACAAGTGCCATGCTGGTTAGCGTAATCTTGTCCTTTCTGATCTAGGATCTGCTCTGCCTTGCTTCTGGCATCCGCCAAAGAAACCTTGCTGGTGATAGCCGTGCCGCCGTTGGCTTGTGTGGAGGTCACCGTTATCCTCTGGCCTACCCCGCCTTCGGCGCAGTTGTTCTTATAGAAGTCACGGCTTGCCACGTAAGTCCAGGTACATCCTCCGTTCTTATTGGCGTAAGCCTGACCCTCAGATCCACGAACGGCATTCTCAGCTTTCTTATTGGCGTCAGCCAAGGAAACGGTGGAGGTGTACGGATGTCCCGGAAGCTTGCTGCTGCTTACGGATACCATGTCTCCTACGCCGCCATCAGCGCAATTGTTCTTCTGGACCTGACCGGTATAGCTTCCTGTCCACGTACAAGTACCCTTCGAGTTAGCTACGCTCTGTCCCTGAGCCGTAACAGCCGCCAATGCCTTGGCGTTAGCGTCAGCCTGAGATACACATGACTTGAACTTGCCATCAGAGCTAGGACTTGGATCCGTAACATCATTCTGAGTCACGGTAACGGAGCTTCCAACCCCACCATCCGCACATTGACGAGTGAAGGCCTTAGATGCCGTACCAAACCAGAAGCATATCTTATTACCACCAGCTATATACCGCTCTTGATTCTCAGGATCAGTATAGCAGGTATTGGTATTACGTTGATGTAATTTAGAGATACAGTCCTTACATACGGTCTCGATAGTCTCCCATACCGGTTGCTCAGTCTTAGTATGGCACGTGTCATCATAATTCTTGTTAACAAATGCCTGACCCATCCTATCAATGTAGGCCTTAGCCAAAGCGTCAGCCTCCTCTTGTGAACGGGTAGAGGTGAAGAACTGTCCCATAAGATCCGGGGTTACGGTAATAGGATCAGCATACTGGCAAGTAGGACACTTAGGAGTGAACTCCTTACTATAATTACCGACATATATCTTCAACTCATCACAAGTACCACGATCGTTAGCTATAGCCTGACCTTGTGCCTTGACAGCGGCCTTAGCAAGCTCGTCAGCGGCGTATTGACTCTCGTATGAGTAGAATGGACCTCCGGTTACATCAGCCTCAGTAACGGTAACTGAAGACGGAATCAATCCTCCCGGACAGTTATCCTTCTCGAATGCCTCACTATAATGACCGGTATATTTAGGAACCTCATGGCAAGTACCACGCTCATCGGCGATCTTCTGACCTTGATTCATTACAGCGGCCATAGCCACTAAATTAGCCTCATCTTGAGATACACAAGACTGGAACGGATGACCATCTACCATGTCTTGGGTTACGGTGAACGGATCTCCTACCTGATTAGCTCCGCAATTGCTCTTCGTGAACTCGAAGCTGGCCTTACCGGTATACATAGTAGCGTTAGAGCAAGTACCCTTGGTATTAGCCAAAGCCTGTCCTTGAGCCTGTACGGCGGTCATAGCCATAGCGTCAGCGGCGGTCTGTGAGTCGTTGGACTGGAATGGGTGTCCTTCTACCATATCTTGGGTGATCGTCACCTTAGATCCGATCTTGCACTCACCACAGTTGTTTCTCGTGAACTCCAAGGAAGCACGGCCGGTATACGTACAAAGGGCGTGGATATTGGCAAGAGCCTGTCCTTGGGCGTCAACGGCAGCCTTAGCCTTGCTGTTGGCATCCTCTTGAGACACGGTGGAAGTAAATGGATAACCATCAACCATCCTATCGTTTACCGTATAAGTGCCACCAGCACCAGTACCACAATTGTTACGGGTAAACGTACGTGTATAAGTACCGGTATATACAGGAACCTTCTCACACTTACCTTTCACGTTAGCCACATCCTGGCCTTGAGCCTCAACAGCGGCCTTAGCCTTGTTATTAGCGTCCTCCTGAGATACGGTAGATCTAAAGTCTCCTGTCACCATAGTCTCGTCTACAACAACCTTAGTACCATACTGGGTCTCGTCACAATTGTTACGGGTAAATTCCTTACTGTATTTACCATGATATACGGTCTTCTCCTTACACTCACCTTCAAGGTTAGCCTGTTGTTGGGCGTTAGCCTCAAGATCGGCCTTGGCCTTATTGTCGGCGTCCTCCTGCGAGATAATAGAGAAGTACTTACCGGCGGCTACAACATAAGTATAAGGTTGACCGATATGGAACTCATCACAATTATTTCTCGTGACTGTCTTCTCCATCCTAACGTTATAGTAGACGTTAGTCTGACAATCGCCACGCTCATTGGTGATAGCCTGACCTTGCGCCTCAACAGCGTCCTGCGCCAGCTTATTGGCGGCATCCTGTGATACTGTAGAAGTGAACGGATAGCCGGTACACATCTTCTCATCCACGGTAAAGTCAACAGGCGTAGAACCTTCAGGACAATTAGTTCTCTGGAATACCTTAGAATACGATCCGGTAAATACCGGTATCTTCTCACAATTACCCTTGATATTAGCTATATCCTGACCCTGAGCCTCTACAGCGGCTTGGGCTAACTTATTAGCCTCCTCCTGAGAGACGATAGACCTGAAGTCGCCTTCTACCATAGTCTCGTTAACAACAACCTCCGTTCCGTATTGAGTGGAGTCGCAATTGTTACGGGTAAAGGTCTTGCTAAACTTACCATAATAGATATTCTCCTTAGGCTTACACTCACCTTCCAGATTAGCTTGTTGTTGACCATTCTTTTCAATATCCTCAAGAGCCTTCCTGTCGGCGTCCTCTTGAGAGATAGAAGACACGTACTTACCCTCAGGAACGATGTAAACATATTCCTGACCGTCACTAAACTTATCACAATTGTTACGGATAAAGGTTTTCCTTTGCTCCTCGTTATACCAGATGTCAGTTATACACTCACCATGCTCATTAGCGTACTTCTGTCCGTTAAGAGCTATATCCCCCATAGCCTTAGCGTCAGCGTCCTCCTGTGAGATAAACGACTTGTACGTCCGTTCCTCAACCACATACAAGACAACCGAACCGTGCTGGTTGGCTAGACAGTCATCCTTGGTAAACGGCTGAACCATCTTGATATTATAATAAATGGGCTTGGCATCTTGGGCTATCATATACTCCTTAACAACACTACCGTCCTTTGACGTTATACGGAACTTAGCCGTACAGATCCGACCGGTGTAATTAGCCTTGTATACGATGTTAAGCTTATTATCGCCTACCCCATGGCTCTTATCGTTAATGGCAAAGCAATTACCCTCAACGCAATTCTTATCTACTTCCCTTGCCATGTCAATCCTCCTCTATTCTCCATGAAACATTATCTCCGGCCTTTACCCTCACGATCTGGGTATCACCATCCTTATTAAGCGTCAACCTTTGCGGATCCACGTTAAAGGGTGGTTCCGGTTCCGGCTCCTCGCTGCCATCGCCACAAGTGCAACATACCAGTTCAATATCATACTCGGTATTGGACTTGATATCGATAACGACCTGACCGTTCTCACCAGTCACGTTATCAAAGTCATGATCAAGTATAATATAAGGTATATCATTAGGCTGTTGATTGATATTAACAACCTTGCCATTCAAGACAAACATCTCATGATGCTCCTCGTTATCCATGTTCTTAGGCATGGCTATAACGAAGCTAGCGTCATACAGGTCAGTGGCTCCCGGATCCTCAGGATCGGCGTACACCACGTATCTGCTATCCTCGTCAGGTATCTTAACGGATAGCCCGTTGACGTTCATAGACACCATATAGCATTTACTTACCGAACCACCAAGAGTAAGGCAGGAGGCCTTGACCGAGGCGGAGTTAAGCTTGGCGTTGATGACCGCCGTCCCGCCCTCCATGTCAAACATGATATTGGCCGGATCCACGCTCACCCGCTCCATACCCTTCTGGGTTATGGTAGCGAGTTTCGTTACCTTGCCTTTCTCGACCGCTACGTAAGTCTCCCTAGGCAACCTACCCATCCATCCCGGCTCTACCTTGATCGCCACCTTGTCGGGACCGGTACCGGAAATCTTGTCGTAGGACACCCATGAGGAGCCTTGCTCGATCTTAGCAAGAATATCTTTTAAATTATTCATATCATTCCGCTTGAGTTATAGTCCATTTATCACTCTTGCCTACGATAATCTCCAGAATCTGCTCACCGCCCTCAGGAGGATACTCGAAGTTAGTAGGCTTAATCTCAAACACGCTGGCGCCACCACAACCAAGATCGCAGATCATGTCCGGCAACCATCCCTCCTCGAAAAAACGCTCTATAAGCTCCCTGACGGCCTCTGAAAAAGAATCAAGCTCCAACCTGTCTGCTGGGACAGACCCTTTCTTAAGTGTCTCACCACATACCCAACCGTCACACTCGGAAGCCAAGACCGTATCATACACTCTATTAGCCATAGCATGAAGTATTTAAAATATTACTATTCAATGTAGTATATACGATATTAACATCAGCGAACTCATCGCCCATGCAATACCTTTTCTTGAACTTAATGGATCTACCAGAAACGACATACCCGTCGTTAGGTACGATAGTACCGCAGTAGGTCACGCTAAGAACATTCAGAGGCTCGTATCTTAACCTTACGGCCTGCACTCCCTTAAACGAATCCCTTTGGATGGACGCCGTTGCTCCAGATACGGCAACCAGCTTCCTTACCAGAGACTCGATTACACTATTCATGCCATCTCCGTTCCTGATATCTGCCTCAGGAAAAGACTGACCATCATATATGATCTGGGAACTGTAGATACTACATTCATTCCCCGGTCTATATTCCGGCTTACATGGATTACAGTTATTCCTCATATCAAATCAATTTATTAATCATTCTCCTTAATTCAAGTATCTCATCATCCCTGTCCCGTATAGCCTTTATCATAGCGTTAAGGACATCAGACATATCGCAACTGGGAGATAATCCCAATGACTCCACACGTACCTTGTCTCCTGGATAAACACAGTCGGTGCTCATGTACGTAGAGCACGGTACTTTCGTATCGTCTACAGTAGGCCTGTATTGTTTCTTGTTACAACCATTCATTGTTACCATACCTCCTCTTCTGCACCATTATCACCGCCACCATTACCGGCGTTGACAAGCTCGTTTATAATTTTCTTCAAATCCAGAACCTCACGATGGTATAAATCTATCTGCTTATCCCTAGACGCTATAATACGCCTCAATGAGTCTACAACGACAGAGATATCAGTACCTTTCTCTATACCATCCACCACCAACTCATCACCTGAGTATAAGACGCATTTATCATATAAAACTATAGGACATCCATAGCCAACACAAGGCTCGTCCTGACAATCCCGATCGCAAGGATCACAAGGATCCTCGGGGCATTTGTTAAGAAACTTGTCTATCTTAACACCATGACAGCATTCTTCAGGACGCTCCCTCGAATGATCATGACAACAACCACCTGTATTACACATATTAATAATATTAATGTTTTTAGCAAAGATACTTATTTGGTTTGGAAACAAGACAACATACGTTATTAAACAATATAAGGGATACGTCATTCGCATCCCCTATACCCATAAACCATAACAACAAGACAAGATCAGGACTTCAATTTAAGAACAGGATTACCCCATCTGTCTTTCCACTGCCTTCCCAAATCGTTTATAACGCCATCATAGTCTTTTATATATCCAGCCTTAATAGCATAAGATATATTTCTTTCTATTGATACTATCATATCCAACTCCTCGAAGGAAGCCCTATTTCTTATCCCTTCCTCATGTACGCCAAAAACAACAAAATTTATACCCTTAGCAATTCTTGATAGCGATTCCTTTAAATTGCTCTTATCGCTTATAAGCGAAGATACACTGCTACACATCTCTATATAAGCGTCACCAGCTGCATTTCTTACCCCTACGATATTATCAACAAACCACATTACGACATCGGCGCAAACCTCAGGACTCATTTCCATAGCCACCACAAGGAAAAGGTATGGGTTCATATACCACATCTGTCCATCCCCCTTCCCCTTTCTGCACGCCAATCCCATTTTGTTTAAATCACTAAGATTTAGGGTCTTGTTTTGTAGGCTGATATTTATCCGCTTACATAAATCCCTGTTTTCCAGTCTACTAATTATTTCCCTACATTTCTCCTGAAAGCCATCATACTTAATAATATCATTAAGCTTCTTAGGGGATAAACCCTTTTTAAGCCTATCATCAGACAAGACCTTCATAGCTAAAGTGATGTTAACAAAACCATTATCACTGAGCGCAGGTATAACAACGCCCATCAATCTCCTATCAGAAGATTTGATTTCAACCCGACTTTTCATAACTTTGAACAATATTTTAAATTAAACATAATACCTATCGGTTCGAGATGAATAGATAGGTATGCAAATATAAAACATATTCAACATACAAACAACTGTATTGCAGTATATAAACTTATCACCATTGATATATATACAAAAAATGGAGGAGATATACAATCCCCTCCAAACACTAAATCAACTATTATGGAAAACTAAACGCGCATCATCACCAATAACATTGATCCTCTTGATCAATATTCTCAATCCATTTCTCGCACTCAAGATTAAGATCAGCGTACTCCTGCCCCTCTACCATCAAAACCTCACGAGCTTTGGCGTTGGCATCCTCTACTGATATCCATGACCTAAACCTGTTGGCTTTGATAGAATAATATACCCTACCTGATTTATATCCAAACGGACATACCTTTTCAAACCAATCACCGATCTTCGTATTATAGAATACAGGTGAACAACTACCCTCGGCGTTAGCCTTCTCCTGACCTTCTTTCATGAACTTCCTATAAGCTAACGTATCAGCATCAATCTGGGATATATCGGATATGACGGCTCCGGCTGGCAATTCATACACAATACCTTCTTTACTTGATGTCCCAGCCTCACAATCGTTCTTGTAGAAAACGCCACGAAAAGGTTGCGAAGCCCAGTCCCTACAGCAAGCCCCGACGGAGTTGGCCTCCCCCTGCCCGATCCGTCCCAGCTCCGCCCTAGCCTTATCATTGGCGTCTTTCTTGGATACGTATGACACAAACCTGCCTTCCTCTACGCATATTTGTTCCTTGGACCCCTTACCACTTACGCAATCGTTCTTGATAAACTCATCGCATACCTGATCATTATACCATACAGCCGGTATTATGTCGGCATATGTGTTGGCGTAATCCTGACCGTTGGCATTGACATCATCCTCAGCCTTACTATCAGCCTCCTCCTGCGTATCGCCAAAATAAACATCGGCCGGGACCCGGTAGTCAACAGAGCCGCCCACGTACCCGGCAGGCGGGTTGTTTCTGGTGAACGTCCGTACTATTTCTTTATTACCGTATACCATTATGATTCACTTTGTCACAAAGATACAATTTAAAATCAAATTACAAAGGAAGAGCCTTTTTGCTTCTCAAAACCTTATACAGATAATCCCTTAACTGCTCCTCGGTAGTTATATACCCAAATTCAATCATCTTAGCTATATCAATCTCTAGCTCCATCAACTCTTTAGCCTTGACCTCCTCGCCAACAGAGTTTCTTATCATAGTCTCATGAAGACCGTAAACTATTATATTCAGAGATCTAGCTAAATCCTGTATTTTATCTTTAAACCTTGACGAGTCCACGATTTTAGATAAAGCGGAAGACATTCTCTTATAAGCATCACCGGCCTTATCCCTATAATCTATAAGCTGGTCATGAACAAATCTGATAACTTGAACCTCAAACCTCGGATTTATCCACATAGCGAACTTGATAAACAGAAATGGATGCATCCACACCTGTTTCTTAGGTCTTCCTGATTTACCTGGTTCTTTTACAGTAGATCTCTTAACTAATTGATTATCAATTTTTGGGCATTTTTGCCCAAAACTATCAACAGACAATTCCTCTAATAACGCATCAATAAATTCCTTCGTTTTAGATGATGACAAAAATACATCCATCTTCCTTTGTTCATTACCTTCTAAAGAGTTCCATTGTCTCACTAATTCATATGCTTCGAAATAACCATCACTAGTTCTTTGAAAAACGTTAAAATCACCCATTTTTCTCGTCAAAACATTAACCGTCTTCATTTTTTAGTCTAATTTTGAGATTAATAATTAAATAGTTTATGTCCGCTCCCTCGTGAGAGTCGGCGGACATACAAAAATAGCCAATTGGTGTGACAAACACAATCCAATTGGCTATTTTTAATATCCTAAAATCAGGACATTAATTACCCATTACAAATCTTATCCTCCAAAGCATAAAGAACTTTCGCTACGGTCTTATCGCCACTTACCTTCACACAAGACTCACCAAGATCCCGGACATCTATAGCCTCCCTGATAGTTGTAAATTTTATAGTAAAACATAGTAAACTACTTAATTTTAAACGCTTCACCGGGACTCGCAACCTCATCCCTCAGCGTCCGATTATAGAGGATATCAACTCCTACCCTCTTGATATTCAAAGCGGCGTTAAGATCCCTGTCAAGGGTCAAGCCGCAATTCTCACAGATAAAAGTCCTGTCCGACAAAGTCAAGTCATCCTTCTTCCAACCACAATTACTACAGGTTTTGGAGGAAGGATAAAATCTGTCTATGACAGATAGGGTCTTTCCATACCACTCACACTTATACTCAAGCAAGGACCTGAATAGGCTGAAGCTGGCATCGGATATAGAATTGGCTAATCTATGACTCTTTAACATGCCTGAGACGTTCAAGTCCTCAATACATATCGTGTCGTAGTTATCGACAAGATAAGTGGTTAGATTATGTAAGAACCATAATCTCTTATTAGATATCTTATTGTACAATCTAGCTATTCTAAGCCTATTCTTATGCCATCTACTGCTACCCTTGACTTTTCTTGACATATGCTTCTGAATCCTTGATATCTTGGATTGGTTTTCTCTAAGATGCTTAGGATTATCTATGACAACTCCATCAGATAAGGTGGCGAATTCCTTTATTCCTAAGTCTATACCTACCTCCTTACCAGTCTTAGGTTTCTTGGTTATCTCGCAATCAACGGTTATAGACACGAAATACTGATTAGAGGGATTCTTAGATATAGTACAAGAAATAATCTTACCGTTATCAGGTATATTCCTGTCAACAACCATCTTCACCCATCCTATCTTCTCAATTCTGATCCTGTCTCCCTCTATCCTGAATTTCTGGTTAGGAAGTCTATAAGACTGGGTATTACCTTTCTTCTTAAACGAAGGCCTGCCTATCTTCTTTTTCCCGTTCTTGGAGAAATACTGTTTTACGGTCTCCTTGAAATCCATCACCTTCTGTTGGATAGCCGCTGCCGATACCTCGGATAGCCAAGGCTTATTATCAATAAGATCAGACTTCTGGATAATATTGGGCTTAGGATTGATATCCTTATCATAGGAATTAAAAGAAGCTACATTGGCATTCCAAATAAGACGCACGCATCCAAAGGTCTTGGAAAGCGATATCTCCTGAGACATATTTGGATATATACGATATTTGAATGCCTTTATCATGCCTCTAATTTAGTAATTATGCTATTGATTTACAATATAATTAAGTGATATTTATAAAGTTTTTATCATACTAGTAACCTGTTAATATGTTCCTTTAACGATCTTATCTCATCCGGGCATAACCCGCAATCATTATCGCATAATGACCTTTGTAGACGAATTATCTTGCCCCAATAAGATACATCGGGCTTGTCCCCGATCCTGTACCTATGGTACCTCATGTATCCACTCCATTGACAAGAAAGCCATTCATCTACGACCTTACATAGATCTATTCTATCAAGGTTTGATATAGATTGCGCGCCCATCCAGAATCTCCTTTCTCATTTCCTGTACCTCCTCGTCAGGCGGGCATCTATATGGCAGGTTCTTGATCCACTCACGGATCTTCTTCTGCATGTTGAGATAGACGATACCCACGTCACCTATGGTACGGGTCTGTTTGTATATGCTCACCACGTCACGCTCCATGGTCTTCAACGGATCGAGCATGACCATACAACCGGCGGTGCTCCTAGAAGCGTATTCCATATCGCTAACAACGGTAGAGGAAGTACGATTCATCATACTTCTCTCAATTCTTTCCCTCTCGGCCTTCAACGCCTTTTCCTTACAAGTATTACAACCCACGTTATTAAAATTATTTATTTCATTTATTAAACTCACATTCGTATCACAAGATGTTTACTCTAACCGGGTTAAACGCCAACCCACTATCGATTATCCCACTTATGTAAGAATCACCGAATACTTTTCTGCCAATTCCGATAGCTCCATTGATGTCAGCGTTAATCAGCTTTCCGATAGAGCTTTGGAACAATCCACGTTTCTTTCTTTTGCCAAGATAAACATCATGCTTACATAATTTCTCAAAAGCCAGATGATCCACTTTGGAGGTATAGGATTCCTCATTGGTTTGAAAACTGATCCCAACTAATTTACATTTGTAAGAAATCTTGTCAATAAGTTTAGAGAACGGTATCTCTACGAACTTCTGATTCGTTATCTTACCTAAGTTTATTCCATTCTTCCATCCTCTGTTCAAACCCACAACAAGGTTTCCAATATTGTTTTCAATACAGATATTTACAATAAATCTGCTAACCTTGTGGATCTTGTCATCAATCCAAAAATTCCTATAATTATTTAGCCGTCTAAGTCTCTTTGAAATTCCCTTGTCTCCGATGTAAGACATCAATCTAGCTCTCTTCTTATTATACCACTGATTGAAGGACTTGATAATCTTGCCGTTTACAATGAAAGGCCTGATACCTACATTGCTTATACATGTACATAAATTATTCAATCCCAAATCAATCGAAAGAACATTATTCTTATCAAGATTTAAATCCTGTTCCTTCTTCTCATAAATAACCTCAACCACATAGCATGTAGCTTGTGGAATTATCCTAACCTGACATAATTTGTTATCTCCTATGTTTGTTTTAATTGATGGAATTATGTTTTTGATGAAATGGATGTAACCATCTTCTTTCAATCTGCAAGCAGAAGTCGTAAAGACTGCCATATTCTGCTTCTTGCCTCGTTTGTACTTCGGCAATTTAGGTTTCGAATTGAACTTAGAGGGATTTTTTTCATATTCCTTCTTTAATTTCATCCAAGACTTTATTGCCGAAAATGCTTGAGCTACGACTTGCTGGGATACCGTCGACGGAAGATTTCTGAAATCATACTGGTTCTCTTTGCATAGTTTGGTAGAGAACTCATATTCCTTCAAATAATTACCATCAAATATCCCCTGTCTTACGTTGAAAAGAACATAATTGTACAACAAACCTGATTTAAGGCATATATCCTCAAACCGGTTGTCTTTTACGATATGTCTTTCAACTAACTTCATTCAAACATCTTATAATCACCTTCCTTTTATTCAACAATCCACGCAATTAGTAGCCATCTCAAGAAGCTCTCCGACACGATCAATGATCTCATGAGCCGCCTCTATATTATCCAACCTGACGTTAGCTTCCGCTACAGCCATAAGCGTCTCCATCTCCTGTATCTTATTTATAAGATCCTTATCCTTGTCCTCGCATAGGATATCAGTCTTAATCCATAGCCGATCAAGACGTCTGCGTATAAGATCCGTCTTAAGATACTTGCGACTGAAGTTGTAAGTGGAAGGGCTACCTATGATCTTGATATCATATATACCATCAGGTAGATCAAGGTACTTGATATTACAATCATCGTAATTAAAGCAATTGAGGCCTAATGTTAGGCTAGTAAAGGTATTGACCTGATTCTTGCCAAGAAACAACGTAACGGGGTCGGACATGCCCGGCGTAGTGATCTCGATAATCGCCTTCCTGTCCTCCAGTAGCCCCCACTCGGACTCATCCAGAACCTGAAGCACCTTAGGATCACGTGTCTCTAGCACCTGAAATGACAGCCGAATATCATTCATATTAACCTTCTTATCGTACCGGCATAAGCTATCGTCATAACGGGCTTGCATATCAAGATCCGGGATATCGGTATAATATGTCTTGACCTCATGACCGTTGATAAACACCGATGTTATCTGGCAAACATGAGACCTAGCGACATCAAAAAACACCATCCTTACATTACCCTCATAATCAACGCCAGATGTCGGGTATGTCAATATCTGGGTATTATACTCGCCATCATTACGTCTGGCCACGACAGTAATTACGATAGGTTTTTCTATATCGTAATCATCCATAATAATCCTAGCGGCGAACTTATCATGGATTATCTTCGGTATGATATTTATCTGGTTCATGTTAATATCTTTTTCGCAAAGATAGCACATGTCATGTCAAAAATGAAATCTATCCAACCCCAAAGATGTCATCAAGATCGTCCATGGTTTTTATAAACCCGCGGTCAAACATAAAAATCAATGACCTCATCAGACCAACGCATCTCCCTATGTTTATTGTCATCGTGTCAATGATAAACCTAAACACAGGGGAGTTAGGATTGCTAAACAAAACGGTGTTTACGAAACGGGTGGATAAATCAACAATGTTAGACACGGCCTCGCCTGTATCATCACCACCTTCCCCATAATCATGAAGAAGCTCATCGCGATTATCACGAAAAACAAAAAATGGCTCCAAATCCTCATCCAAAAAAGCCGCTATTGAATGAGAAATGTAGCATGAGGCACAATCAAAAACAAGCCTCTTGATATCATCCCCGTCATAATCGCCCAAAAACAAGGCGATAGCCGGCATATCGATCCAAAAGGATCTTTTGGTTATAAGACACCTAAGATCTTTTCTTGAACCAAGCAAGTCCCTCAAAGCGTCCTCACCACCATCAAGCTGGTCGAAAAGCATAGAGGCATTAAACAGCCTGTTCTTTTCATTAAACATAATCTTAAAATCACCGGACCTGACTATTTTCATGGCAAAATATTTTAGTTAAAACACAAACAATCACTAAGCGGCTCAGAAGAACAGACATAACCGTCAAGGAACGGGGTGCTATTATCAGGAATCCACACCTCATCAGACAACGCGGCCATACCAAACTCATCAACTATCTCATCTCCAGACACATAATCATAAGCCTTGACGCCAAAAATCTTAATCCTTTTAACCTTGCCAAAAGCGGACTTGACCTCCTTTATCTTCCTATCCAACTTCCTCACCCCATCGACGAACTCAGAGAAAGTGACACCACGCTCATCTAAATAGCTCTTTATAGCCCTCTCTATGGTCTTGATACTGACATTACCAAAGCCCTTCTTCCTGACCTTGTTCTGAACCTTTTCCTTAAAAGAAATGCTCACCCCGTTGTTCTTGGAGGACACAAAATCCTTAAGGTCACGTTTCCTGATCGAATCCATGGAGTCATAAACAACACGTTTGATATCCTCGGCGCGCTTCCTATTGCACTCATGGGCTTTATAGGTAGGATTATTTATATTTCGTTCATCCTCTAACTTATGATGCTTAGGAGGGCAATTGTCCCAATAATAATACCTCGCATTGTTGCTATGCACAAAAAGATCAGGATGCTCCTTCTTCGCCTTCCTCACCATAGCATAATAACCGTGTACAACAGCCACGTTAACATAACTGATCAAAAGCCACCTAACTAACTTTATCTGATAAGCAAGATTATCACCACCAAGACGATGATGCTTGATATAGTAATTAACTATTTCATTCACAAAGTAATAGAACCACTTAACGTTGTATTGGATCCCCAGCGCCCTAAACCTTATAGGGTCAAGGCATATGATAAGAATACCTATCAGCGTCTCCGATATCGGCTTCTCCAGTATCTCTGACTTTGATGATGATTGACGCTTTATCCTAGGGTTATCGCAACAAGGATTAGCATTGTCATTAAGCAAATAAGGTAGGATGACCTTGCCGGAATCCCTCCTCAAGGCTCTATTTTCTTCTGACATCCTCTTTTTTTCAGAGAAAGATACGAATTGGTCGAATATTAATGTTAAATTTGCCATATATTTTTTTTAGTTTAGTACAAAGATACTAAAAACTTTGTCATTCCAAAATGAGTGCTTGTGAAAGTACTCATTTTTTTGTTTATGATCACGGCTTTTTACGGCGATCGCTATGGTCGAAATCCAACTTGGACATTGCGTAGGGAGACTATCGCAGGGATAGTTAAGAAAAGAGATGCATTTATTTATCCACCTTCTTTTATAAACACAGTTGTCTATTTTGTGACATGTGATACAGGAAACTTTCGCCCCCTTAAGAAGGGTATCTCATTATAAAGATTTTCTTTGTTTATATCATAAGTTGATTGATTAAAAAGCGTTAGCTAACGCTTTGTTATTATCTAAAGTGTATAACTTAAATACATTAACTTAATAATCTGTAGTAGATTGAAAAAAAAAGATCTCAACAATGACTTATATCAATGATTTAATTTAGTGTATTTTTTACATCTACTTATGTTATCAATGGATCTTTGATCGACAAATAACTACCTACATCAAACGTTAATGCATTGATATGTTTACTTCTTTCCAACGCTTAAGCGTAATACGCCAAGGAGAAAAGGGAGGTGGGCTACGAGTCGCTCCGCTCCTGGCTGGCCGTGTTGGGATACCTCCTGCCCTGCCTCACGGAGCCGCCACATTCCCTTTGGTGTCAACAGAGATGAACTTCAAAAAAGATATTGCCTAACTTTGTATTTACCAGATAAGGAATTTTCTTCAAGGCAGTTTCTGGTTGGGTAAAAATCTGGTCAAAGAAGTTGTCTGGTCAAAGACAAAATTTTATATTCGCGATGCGGTCGGTTGGATGAGTGGTTTAGTCGGTGGTCTGCAAAACCATATACCCCGGTTCGAATCCGGGACTGACCTCTATGATATTTGCATATCCTTTAAAAACTAATTAGATAATGGACGGTGAGAGATCATAGTCCATTTTTTTATTTAGAGGGTGGGGTGAAATCAGATACCCATCTAGCCACATCGCTTATCCTGAAATTGTCTATCACAAAAGATCCTCTATTATCACCATCCATTTGTCTATTAAAATCTATATTATATGACCTCAACGGATAATTACGACATGGTAACTGACCTACAAGAATACCATCTATAAAACAAAACAACTCATTGTTAATATCCCTTGCCATAGCAACATGATACCATTTACCAACATTTACATTACCTGCATTGATCCCATATGATCCTTCATAAGTGGCGAAATACAAACATAAGCCACTATCATCAGCTATACCAAAATAAAAACAACCATTACGCCATTCATGACCAACTGAACAAGCATCAATGATAGCTAATGGTTTATACCAAAAATCAACGGTAAATGGATCTCCATAGTGAAAATAAAGGGACGACAACACGCTGGATGTATGAATCATTCCATAAGAGCTGGATGTATTTGTGTATTTATATCCAGTCCTTGTAGAATCTGTAGTAAACTCCCCTCCCTTGATGCTTAAACCATCCTCAATATTAGGGGGGGGGTATCCATCAACCTTAAAATTATTATCAAATCTCATCAGAAATCTTGTATGTTCATCGACAAGACCATCATTCTTATTATTCAACATTCTTCTTCTCATAAAATTCTTATCCTCTTTAATATATATACCAATACCAACAATATCATCAAAATGCCGCACACTATCCATACTGTAGGCCATTTGGATTCTTTCTTGTCATCTACATCCTTAGATTTGATATCTATCTTATTGTCCAAATCCTTTATATCATTCCTCTTCTTATTAACCCCAACGGAATCAGCCGTCACCGTGCTGTCCCGCCGGCCAATGACGATATGGGTATCTGTCTGCGAGGACACCGGTCGCTCCCCCGTGGCAGGATCAACATCCTTGTCCGTATCGAACTTCCTCTTAGTTATAACGATATCGGCATTAAGATCAGATGTCTTGATCTCTACGATCTTCCGATCCATGACCTCATCTATCATCGTCTCTATCCTGCTTATCAGCCGGCTATCAATAGACGTTTCGCTAACCTGCCTCCTGCTTCCGCAAGAGGACAGGGACAGCGACAGACCTAAACAAAAAACAGCCTTAAGACTTATCCTTAACCTCTTCATCAGCAATCTTCTTTATATCGTCAAAAGCGTCATCCGGTAAGGATTTAGCCGATCCGAAAAGTTTCAAGATATTAACCCTGTTGAATATACTCTTAAACACCTTTACTATATAAGTATCAGGGAAAGCCTCCCCTATCGTGTTAAGGAACAACATGACATAAGCAACAAGAGCGGCATAAACACCATATTTGGTCACTACCAATATAGCGGAAGCGTCATCCTCCTCAATACTCAATGTCTTGTATATCACGCATAATGTCATGACTATAAAACAAGACAGGAAAAACTCCTTGAGTATCCCGACTAACCTGACCTCCCTGAACCACCGGTATAGGGAGAACCGGCGTTTACGGCTACGACGGACTTTCCACCTTCTGGCGCTCTGGATAAGCCTTGCTATAAAATTAGCCAACAGCACTACAAGAAGAACCTCCAGCAGATGATGAACCGGCTGGAAATAAGCCCAACATGAAGTACCATAAGCGATAGCGATATTCCACAAAGCCCCAATCTTATCTAACATACCCTTATTATCCATTACTAATGTCATTTACAAAGTTAATCACTATGGCATTAAGTACCTAAAACACCACGGCATGTATACCGTTCCTCGTGTCAAGACTATCAAAATGCAACCAATTCACCTTACCCTCAAGCCTAAAAGGATATGGAAGCATATCCTGATGATCTAAAATCAAGTTTCTGGCTTGTTCCGCCGTCATCGACTTGACATCGAAATCACCGGCCTTACCCAATACATGAGCGGATAGATAAACATCCTTCTTATCCTTAACTATCTGGCAGATGTTGCATCTAAGACCACGTTGGGAAAACTGCCCCTGCTTGTCCCAATTATTACAATACATAGGCTGTTTGATTATATCCCTCCGTAATATAAGTAAATTATGGAGAAATGCTGTATCAAGAAACTGCCACGATCTGTCCTTCCACTTATTATATGTATGAGGACATACCAATTCCACTATATCAAAATACGAACCTAGTTCTTTTATAATATCATTTCTATTCATGTTATCCATTTTTAAAATAATGTAAAATAATAATACCACGATAACCTGATCCTCCTCGACCGCTCGTAGCCCCACTATTAGAAGCTTTAGAGGCTCCTCCTCCACCACCTCCATAATAAGTGGCATCATCTCCATTTTTACCATTAATAGTAACACCCTCAGTATCCTCAACTCCAGCCCCATCACCTCCTCCGTGATTGCCACCTTTACCTCCGGATAAAAAGCCTGTATCCCATCCTCTTGTATAAGCTCCCGATCCACCACCAGCGCCCATAGGATAAGGGTATCGGTCAGGATATTTGTTATTAAAAACATATGATCCATCTTGCCCTGGATTTCCCGGGGAAGGATCATTGCCATCCCCTTTAACTCCATATCCGCCTATTCCACCTTTGCCGGCAATAGCCTGATATATACCGAATATACTATCACCACCTATATCTCCGACAACCACCCTATATGTAACACCTGGATTTACGGGTATAGTCCCAGTCAGTACACCACCTCCGTTGCCACCACTCCCGGCATTATATATATCGGAATATCCTCCATTAAGGCCTCCGGCGACCAAGGCGAACTCAACCTTATAGACCCCATCAGGAACTTCCCAATATCCATTATCCTGAGGAGACAGTTCCTCGAATACCTCTACTATCTTCACCTTGGGTAGCATCCTTCTTCTCATCATAAAGCAAACAGGATTTTACCCCCCCCTCCCAATTTAGTTTTAAAATATTGATATTCATAATATTATTCTGGTTTAATCGTCCATATCTGGGCGTAGTTATTTTTTAGCACATATATCTTCTCCATAGGTGTAGCGGGAGACCCGTTAGACTGGCCTTTCACGAATCCCTCGGAGGCCTGCTCCGTGCCGGAAGGACGCTGGTTCTCGTCAGGATATTGACTACTATACATAGAAACCGCAAGTCCATAAAACTGATTTCTTTCCCCATCTTTGGCCACGGATGCCATGGTAATCTGATCCCATCCTACAACAAGGTCGTAGAAGGAGTTTACGAAATCATCTGATCTTTTTTGGCTATGAGTGGAACAATTCATCCCAAACCGTGTAATAGACCTCATCTCATAAATATAATCTGGCAGCTTATCCACTCTAATACCATTACTATGAGAAACGTTAAAATTAGCAATATGATCCAATCCTCTACCCGACATATTATCATCATTCCAACCCGTCCTCCTCTCTCCATTCTTCCAGTCTTCTAAAAAACTAAAATAAGCAATGTTAGGATTTATCTTATCTACCTCGAAAGAAGGAAGGGTGTTTATATCAAAATAATTACACATATCAAGAGGACCAGAAGTTATATTCAACGAAGTTAATTTAGGAAGATCATTAAACTCCTTTATATACCTATCCAAATAACATGAAGACAAATCAAGGGCTTGAAGATTTTTCATATTCTTTATATTCCTTATCCCGCTAGATTCTATATCCCTAAGATCAAGAATATTAAACATATTTAAATGATCCACCTCAGTCTTACTAGTTATAGCCTCAGGCATTTCAGTCATTCTTTGCCCTATATCTGAAAGATTTATATAAATTAATTTTTTGGATCTTGACAACCTATCTACAGGTATACCGTCATTAACATACCGCGTATGCGATACGATCAAAGATTCAAGATCTGGAATATCTACGATCGGGAAAGCCGTCATCTTACAAGTATTAATATTGACATAATAAATATCACAAGTAAAATCTATCGATACAGCCCGTTGTACGTCCCTCCTCCCATCAGCGTAAGCATGATTATCCACAGGTACATATTGCGATCCATCCTCCTTCCTGAACCACCACGTAGTATTGGGATTTTTCTTGTGTTGTATTGCCAAAGAACGGAATATGATATGATAACTATCATGCCCTTGTACCTTGGTCATAGGAAACTGTTCCTTTATTCCATCCCCCCAATCCACATTAGCCATACCGGGCTTTCTGGATCTAAACTCAACAAACGTATTAAAAGGATTACCAACCACAGGATCGGGTACATAATTATAATCATCAGTATAATAATTCCTAAGTGCCCTATCCCATGTAGTGAACCACATAAACTTATTTGATAAAGCCTCATATTTATATAATGTCTTAGCCATTACCTATCTTGTTAAAATATTCTACAATAACATTCCTGTCCAATCCCATAGAATCACATAAATACTCCCCTTCTGGTTGACCCCCAAACGATAATACCTTATCCGTATCATGAGCTAAAACATCTCCATTGCCTACAAAGGTACGCCCATCGTCAAATACGATAAGCTTATATGGCTTATACGACCTCGTGTCAATATCAGAAGATCGTATTGACCTTAACACCGAAGCCTCTGGCGCCATACTAAACCTCCATCCATAATTATTCATAAGCACATAAACCATCTCCATAGGAGTCGACGGAGAGCCATTAGACTGACCCTTTATAAAACCAGAAGGCGCCTGTAATACGCCACTAGGTCTTTTATCAACAGGATTGGCAGCCAAATACATACTTAGATACAATCCATAAAACTGATTCCTTTTGCCATCGGAAGCGGAGGAGGACATAGTGAGATAATCAAACCCCATCACCTTCTCATATAATGTTGATATAAACGTATCACATCGACTTTGGGTCAACAAGGAGATATACATATAAAAACTACTCATAGATCTCATCTCATATATATAATCCGGTAGATTACTTACATCTATATTACTATAGCCATATGAGGCGGTAAGGCTAGTGATATTTTCCAGCCCCTTGCCGATCATATACGTATGCCAGCTCACGACAGACCCATACCGTCTATTTATATGGTCGAAGGTCCTTAAGCTAGGATTTATCTTATCCACCTCATCCATAGCCGGGCATGTATTAGGGTCAAACGATGACATGGCCACTCCCGGGGATATATATAATTCTTTTAGCTTGCTAAAAGACAGCCATTCCCTTGGATATACCCTAACCCTGCAACCTGCCAAAGATAATGTTACAAGATTAGGCCACATAGAGGGGAATTTCCTTATATTAGAAGACTCCGTATCATTAAAATCAGCCGTTCGACTTAAATTAATGCCTTTTAACTTAGTCAACCTATCCCAATCGTCTGGTATGGATGTCAATATCCCTACACCTAATTCATTAAGTGTTATATACTCTATATTTACCGATCTACGTATCCTATCTTTAGGAATATCGGTTATATTCCCATCGCCGGTAATGGATAAGATTAAGTTGATAATACTTGGGGCGTCTAATATCGGAAATCCTACCATCATTATCCTTGTTGTTTGAACGTATGTAATATCATTCGTAAAAGTCATGGTAATGACCCGCTCTTTATCTAGCCCATCAGCGTAAGCATGATTAGGCGCAGGGATATACTCACTCCCATCTTCCTTATAAAACCACCATGGATGGCTATCCGGATTCTTACGATAACTTATATCCCTTCTCCTGAACATCAACCTATATCGCCCGTATATGGATTCGCTCCTATCCTTCACGAAAGGAAATTGCTCTTTATTCCCGTCACCCCAATCGACCTCGCACATGCCGGGGGTCTTGGAATAAAACTGTATACTCTCATTGTAATTATTAACATTCAATATAGGATCAGGCACGTCATCAGTAGTATCATTCCTGTCAACGCCCCTAAAAGCATATTTGCCTTTAGTAAAAAAGGTTATAGACCCTTTATTCGTATCCTTACATATCAACTTCATACCTCTCCCTCCTCTATTCTTCTAAAATACTCGACAACAGGTGAACTATCAAGCCCTAGATTACTACATATATCTATAGCCTCGTATTTATCGGCAAAACTGTACTTGGACATGCTTTCATCTAACACGTCTCCGCTAAATACTGATACATGCCCATCCTTTACGCCAAGAACGAACGGGGTGATCCTCGTCTTCCCCGCCCGCCGTGCCCTCGTAAGGGCGGCCTTAGAAGCCGGGGCAGGCGCCAAGATCCACGTCTGCCCGTAGTTGTTGGTAAGCACATACACCTTCTCCATAGGCGTCGTAGGATTACCATTACTAACCCCCTTGACAAACCCCTCAGGGGCTTGATAAACGCCAGATGGTCTCTTATTAGTAGGAGCTGAGGCAGTATATAAATCTAAGGTAAGTTTATAAAACTGATTCCTATTACCGTCAGAAGCCGTCTGTGACATCGTTATATAACTCCACGACATTATCTTATCATAAAACGTGTTAACGAACGTATCAGCCCTCTCCTGCGTATTTATAAATCTACCTTCATCACGCAAAGTCCATATCCTAAATTCCCTTATCTCATACAAGTAATCCGGAAGATCGTCTACCGGCGCCGTACTTGAAGAACAATACATATTATGGATCTTATTTAACTTCCCTCCTACTAAATCCTGCTTCCATGAACTACCGTGAGCCATAAAATCAACGCTTTCCTTATCATCCCCTACCTTATCCACCTCATCAAATACAGGTATATTATTCCGATCGCTTATAATGCTTATACCTTTTGCTGGAATAGAATTAAAAGCCGGATCATAAGAAGGGATGTTACACCAGTTGAAGTTAAAACCAGTAAGATTCTTCCATTCAGAGAACCTTCTCCAATTAGAATCAGGATCATCCCCAAAGTTAAAAATGTTATTGCATCCGAAATACCTCAGATCTTTCATGTTTAAAAAACCTTCTGGCCAATTACTCCATACACCAGAATGAGAAAAAGATCCCATCTGTATATTATGAAGATTAACGCTCTTGCTTATCCTTTCATATGGGATATCACCATTTTTTAAAACGGATCTAACCATAGCCAAATAAGTTATATCAGGAAGATTAGCTATAGGGAACTCATGAAGGACAATACCATCCATATTAAATTCCCCATCAATTACGTTAGAGAACCTCATCGTAATCTCTCTACGCCTGATATCGCTATACTTATGTGGAGGAACCGGTATGTATTGTGAGCCATCCTCTTTCTTAAACCACCATACGGTATCATCCGGATTCTTCTTATACTCAATGTCAAGAGACCTGAATACAATCCTATAACTACCATCAGATATCTTAACTAAAGGATATTGATCCTTTGTCCCGTCCCCCCAATCAACGTCTACGAATCCCGGTTTAGATGTCGAGAACCTAAGATTGCGATTAAAAGCACTCAGTGATATTATCGGATCGGGTATATAATCAGCACCCTTACCATCAAAACAAGGGAATCTATCCTCATTCACTATAAACGTGACATAGGACGCTACCGTGTCGTATCCTACTAAAAAAGCCATACCATTAATTTATTGAGGTTATATCATAAGACACCCATTCCTTATACCCGTTAACCATCTCATATACCTTGTTGATGGTCTTGCATACGACAGCGAATCCGATATCCACGTTAGGGAACTTCTCGTTAAGCTCATCAATAGTAAGTTCCCTGACAATACTCTCATCCCACTTCCTCATCTCCTTTACCTCCATAAGGATCGGTTTTCCGGTTACGCCTACGCTCATCACCCATTCTCCCTCACGGTTGGAATCAGCCAGATCCGGGAAGATCGTAACACCAAAAAGATCGGAGAGGGTGAAGGTCTCACCGGTACGGGTGAAGGACGCCGCCGCCCCAGGCGTAAGGACCACCTCGTTCACGGCCAACAGGCTCGTAAGTTTCTTGGCTCCTCCTGATACCGTGGCGTTAAACACGACAGTAACATTACCGGTAGCGCTATTAACGAACTTGATCTCATCCTTATCGCTATTTATAGCTTGTAAACGTGATCCAGATACGATATTCACGATCTCATAGTTCTTGTCATAAGTGCTTTGCAACGTAACATTACCATATCTTGTATCAATCAACGTAATCCACTTAGCCTTACCACCTACTATCTCTACAAGCTTATAAAAAACGTTATTACCATCAGCGTCAACCCATCTAGCTATAGCACCCGGGGCGAAATTAGTCACCTCCCGATCTTGAGTATAACTTATAGTGCTTTCCGTAGGCTTGTTAGCCAAAGTAACGTAAAGACATTGCTCTACATCGGCCTCCATCTTAACTATCCCAGCACCATCGTAATAATAATCAGGTACGTTTTTCTCTCGTATCAACAAGATGGTACCTTCCTTAAGCTTATCGGCGTTAGTTGGATCATCCACGAAAGACTTCATCTGGATATAAGTATCGAAGATAATAGACGTACTCTTATCCTCTATCTTCTGATTGATATCATTGACAATATTATTAATCTCGTCTTTCGTATAATAAGGAGATAAATCAACCTTCGGACCTTCCTGCTCTAAAGCCTGAGTTCCATCCCACCAATAATCAGGCACATCCTGCTCCCTGATCCAGAAGCTGTCCCCCACACGGAGCTTAGCCGTGTTCTCCGGGACCGCCAGCCACTCATTCATGGCATCGACCGTATCAAAGATATACGCCGTGTTCTTGCCCTCAGCTATACGTCTTACGACAGCCAACTCGCTCTCGACATCGCTAAGTCTTTCCTTTATATTATTGATCTCTCGCTCTAACTTATCATAATTATCCTCCTGATCTATAGCGTCGCCGATGGACATATAAACCTCGTTAGTGAGCTTATTGTAGGTAACACGAGCCACCTTCTCGTAGGATGTCTTATACGTAGATGAACCCTTACTGGTATGACAAACAAAATCATACGTATTTTGATACACCACAGATCCACCGGTATTGATGAAATTATATCCATCTTGGCTCATCGTACCTCCCTTGTATCCAACAAGTTCAAAAGAACATTTACCCGTACCTTTAGATCCAGACCATGTAGCGTAGGCCATGAAATACGTCTCTTCAGGTAGGATATCATAATACTTAGCCCTTAAATCCTTAACCGACATCCAAACACATTCCTTACCGGAACCGGTATTATCACCACCCCATTTAAGAACTTCTATAACAGAGCTATTTCCATTTCCGGGACCAGACCAACCCACAGCAAGATTATCTATGGTAGGAACATTAGAATTAAGGGCTTCCGTCATCGTGTCCAAGTCCCTTCCGGAACTTTCATCCCATAAATACCTAAAAGTGACATAATCGACATCCCCGATCTTAATGCCTCCGGTATTACTAGGATATGTCTTAGTAACCAACTCATAATACCATTTACCATCACGAAAAGTAACCCTTATCCTCTCTACCTGCTTGGGGGATATAGAGACATACGATCCACCAACGGAAACGTTATCGCCATCAACCGCACGGGAAGTCCCATCCTTTGAATCCTCAGGATCCACGGGGGTGTAGATCGTAGCCTGCTTATCTCCGGCATTGATAACAACTATATAATAGCTGTCCCCATCAAGACCCTTATCATGAGCCATGGTTACAAAGCCCTGTTCGCTTTCCGGTCTCCATTCAACGACAACCATATGCTTATCCATAGGTACACCGGAAACACTGTTAACGTAGTTGGTTGACGACATAAAAATAGCATGGTCATCATAAGCCTCATCCACACGCTGATGTTTCGTGGCCAGACCATCAAGACGTGATATCTCAATGGGGTCAATTACCTCGACCCCATTATAATCATACCACTTATATCCGATCATCGTATTCTCACGACGATATTTCCTTTTTCTTACGACCTGACCTCCAGCTAAGGCGTCAATCATAAAATAATCATTACATACTTTAACCATAGCCTTGATATTAACAGGTTTGACATAAACAAGCCACGATAGTAGCACCAACAGGAATGGAAGTAAGCGTAGTCCCCACAGGGTAGGTAGGGGAGGATGACTCAAGAACCATCACCGACATCCGCTCAACGACCATATTATTATCCATCAACCGACTTCCCTCCACATAGAACCGGCCATCGGCTACCTCATAGCACTCGCGCACCGGGACCATATGTCTTTGGCTCTTATCCGCGTAATCACAGATCGTGACCTTAGCCCCCTCTGGAATAGAGTTAAGCTCATCTCCAGCATGATAATCAGGATGATCAGAGTACACGACATACAATATGGACTTAATATCCTGTAACGCCGGATTGATCGTCCTGAATCCCTTTAAATGAATTTTATGACCACCAACCTCATAGCAGTCATCTACCTCCATGATATTAAGGTCACAGCTGATAACCGTCCAGCCGTTAATAACCGTCTGCGTAGGGGTAGTATTGATAGGATGATCGGGGTCGGTAGACTCAACGATCTTATAGTCGAAAGTCTTTACATCCAGATTTCCGTTCAACGACTCCTGTCTCCTGATCTTCACCGTACCCTTTCCGGTATCATAACAGGTCTCCGTGGTATCAATAAGCCGATCCATGTAATCCGGTTCCTCGCACTCTATACGGGTAAATCCTTCCCATAACGAGCTTACCTTATCTCCTACATGGATGCCATTATCGGTAGAGCTGACGACCTCCCATGACTCTGATCGAGCACCCAATTCGCCGTCGTAAGATACCGTATGCGTAACCCGAACCACTCCATTGGCCGATCGATAGCACTCGACCGTATTAGACAGCATCCGGTCTTCCATGTCCGTGAAATCGCAAGCCACCAAAGACCATCCTACTGGCAGGGTGGACAGCCGCTGACCCGGGACGAGACCGCCGTTATCCGACTCGACAACCTCGTAGCGTACATGCCTCTCATTCGCCTTGGCGTCATAAGACACGATCCTCCTTATCTTGACATTGCCATCCCCTGTATCGTGACACTCGACGAAAGATCTTATATCACGGGCCTCCATATCATCCATCTCGCACACCATACGAGTCCATCCTCCAGGTATATCCTTATATACCCTATCAACAGGAACATCAATATCCTCAGAACGGGTAACTACATAAGAGATTCCACGGATACCTATATCACCATCGTAAGAAGTAATACGTGATACTTGTACACGTCCGTTACCGGTATCATAACACTCCTTTCTGGACTGAAGCATACGATCTTCAAAATCAACGAAATCGCACGAAACCAAAGAGAAGCCTTTGGGGAGGGTAGCCAGTTCGGCCCCCGGGACGAAGCCGGCGTCATCCGATTCAAGCACCTCGAAGCGGACGTATCTTGCCTTTATCTTGGAGTCATAAGAAACCAGCCTACGAAGCTTGACATTGCCATTGCCTCCGTCATAACACTCGACATAAGACCTGATGTCACGCTCCTCCATATCGTCGAAATCACAGACAGTCCTTACCCACGTATCTGGCAAGGAACTGAAGCTGGCGCCCTCAGGTTGTGACGGGTCGGTAGTCTCCAGGACTTTATAGTTCTTATCCCTAACTCCTATATTCCCGTCCCATGACGTGAGAACCTCCAGCTTCACCTTACCGGCCGGTGTCTTATAACATTCTACAGTTACCTCAATATCCCGGTCCTCCATATCCGTGAAGTCACAAACGACCTCAACCCAGTCATCGCTTATGCTGGTGATAAACTTACCTACCGGATTCTCAGGATCGGTACTTTGCTTGACGCGATACCATTCCTTTCTGGTACCCATCTCGTAATCAAATATCTTATATCCCTCTATCTGCACCCTTCCGGTTCCGGTATCAAAGCATTTAAGCACCGGTATTATCTCCCTTTGGGTCATGTCCGGGAAATCACATACTATACGACTCCATGTATCGGGTATCTTATCATACTCCGTACCGATAGGATTGCTATCGTCAGTCGTATTTACCACCTCATAATGGGATACCTCCGGGTTCAGGCGGGGGTCTACCGACTCAACGCCCTCGATCTGGACCTTGCCCCCTTCCGTGGCGTAACATTTACTTACGAATATCAACTCCCGATCGGTCATCTCCGCTATTCTACAATCTATAGCTACCCACTCGGCAGGAATCTTATCCAATTCCGTACCAATAGGCGTATCAACATCTGAGGAGTTGACAATAAATATCTTCTCGGCCAGTATCTCCCCCTTATTATTCATATAGGTATGGATACGAGCCTCTACCTGACCACCCGGAGTACGATAGCATTGGTTGACGATCGACACACGGGCGTCTTTGATGTTAATGAACTGATAGTCCTTTCTAGGGACATCGCTTACAAGTCTCTTTACTCCTTTATCATCGAAGTAAACGTAACACCCGTCATTCCTCATCATGACCGGATACGTCTTTCCGTCTATAACAACACCGGAGAAGTCATCTGGCGGAACGGAGAAACCCATGCTTCCGAATATAGAAGCCAGTCTCTTTAAATACTCATTTATCGCAGACATATTATATCGTTTAATTATTCACCTCAAAGATATATATAATTATTTTTGAACGTAATTAAAAACATAAGATGTATGAGAAGAAGAATGTTCTTTAACAAAAAAGCCAACAACACGATATTGTTATTTCATTTTAACAATGATTTCAAATATATCGGAAAGAACGTAGGTCCTGTCACATGGGGGGGGATCATATGTCTCAGGAAAATTTGATCAAGCCGCTAAATTCGACAGCGCCCCTATAATATTCGACCAATCACAATGGTTCTGGGATATTATATCCGAAGGGAACTATACCATAGAACTATGGTATTATTGTACGAATAAAAGTTCAAAACAAGGATTTATAACATCTGATATAGCAGGAAGCCCTACAGGATTTGCCTTCTATATAGGGTATGATAATATCATATATGGAAATTTCGACAATTATGAAAGCGTAAGCTCTTCTGTCTTAGAGATAGGATGGAATCACATAGCATTATCATCTAATAACAAATCATGTGGATTATATATTAATGGTATAAATAAATTTAACAAGAAAAAAAACATATCAAAACAAGACTACGATATATGTATAGGAGGAAGAACAGGGTCTAGCGATAATATGACAGGCGGTATTATAGACGAGATGAGAATATCAAACATACCTAGATACACGACAAACTTCACTCCTCCATCACAACCATTTATTATAGATTAAAAAAAGGGAGAGAATTGAATCTCTCCCCTTTAGGAAATATATGAACGCAAAAAAGGTTCTTTATTTCGGCTCGGTTACGATGGCCGGGCCAAGACCAGCGGCAGCACCGATCATATTGATCATCTCCTGAACACCCTCATGAGCGCCATAGCGTACACGTAAGATCAGGTTAACCGGATCATCGGCGATAACCTTTCCGAATCCCTGAGCGTATCTATGAGGATTGAGCGTAATCTGGAAGTCCACATATTGGGCTGTTTGTTCAACACGGCTGTATTCGTTCATGAATGTCCGTCCCATGAAGTCCTGATGTTTCGGGAAGCCGTTGAAATGAGCGTAACCCTTCAACTCATCATCCATCATATTGCCGCCAACATGAGTACGCGGGGCTTTGCTGGACAATCTCTCGAAGTGAAGTTGATCCCACCAGATAGGAGACCCCTCATCAAGAGAATCAGGATAACCACCGCTAGCGCCAACGATCTCAACGCTATCCTCTATATAGGTCATTTTATCCATCAAGCACTCTGACGGAGATAATAACATTTCCTTGCCACGGAAACGGATACCGCACTTGCAGTTAGTACCAAGCTCCTGAGCCGACTCCAATTTCTTCCACATACGGTTGCGGTAGGACGCCGGAGCCTCGCTGGTGAAGAATCCCTCGAACACCTTGTCGCACTCATCACACAACATGTTAGTATATACCGTTGTCTGGAAGCTATGCTGGCAAGCCGCCGGAGTACCGTAGTCGGTGATCTCCAGTTCCGGGAAAGCCTGCTTGATTTCCTCCAAAGCACTGTTTCCACACTCATCATCCGGGATCGTGATATAATACTTCTCGGTGGATACCTTACAAGAACCACAAGCTGACCAAGAAGCGGTACGAACCGTAGGGTTCTCGCACATATCGGATGTCTTAGCCACATAGTAGATAATAGCCGTAGGATTAGCCTCCACGAAAGTAGAGATCTCCTCATCCGTCAATTTCTTTGAAGTAGCGGCAATATACAAACCTGATCCCTTGATCTGACTCATCTTATTAACCGTATCGGCTACAACGTTAGGCAATGACTCCACCGTAGTAGACATATCAACACCGTCATCCTCCAAGGAAATAGAATACAGATAGCCGCCCTTAACCTCGGTATAGTTAGGAGGACAATCCGTACATCCTTTCATGATAGAGATAAGGCGTTGAGTATAGTCAGCCGGTTTAGCGCCTTTCTTCATCACCTTATAACGTGACATGCTACCCTCGATAGTCTCACGTACGATCTTCAATCCTGGATATTGAGCGCGAACCTCAGCCAACGCCAGATCATCACCAGTATCACATACCTCCATACAATAGAAGTTGGCATCTTCCGTATCAGGTTCGGTAGCCTCGTTGGTACATCTTGTAACAGGAGTAATATCGATATAATCAGATAACTTACCACCACCAGCAATAGGTTGATTCTTCATCCGCTCAATACACTTCAATACGGCGGGCAACAAATCAACCTCCTCGCAAGGATCACATTCCTCGCATTGATTAGGGGTATTGTCGCAATCATCCAAAAGGATAGCGTCATTGATCTCAACACGACCTTCCTCGTAGCCAAGAAGCTCGAAGGCACGACCAGCGAGAACCAAGCGAATAGCGATACGGTCTCCTTTGGAAACTGAGAATGCCGTATCATCAGACACACCGTTGTATCCTAAGATAACATCATCGACATAAGCATGATCTTTCTTCGGCCAAGAAGCGTAGATCTCTGTGATCTCGTTCAAGGAGAATAACGGCGTGGAAAAATCCTTGTCATAGATAGAGCGGGAAGCCGCTTGTTCATTACGACCGATACGGATCTCATAACGCTTGTCGTTACGAGGCTTACCGGTAAAATCAATCACGGCCTTACAACCGTTCTCGGAAGTATCTTTAGTATCATAAATACCGATCTGTCCTTCCTTCAAGAAGATGGAATCAACATCCACCATCTTAGCGTGTGGGGATACGAAAAGTACCCGGTCTTGCGGTCTGTGCAACATATAATTAATATTTTAGTTTAAAAATCATTCACTAACGCAAACATAATAATAAACGAGTTCACGACAATAAAACACGATCACGAGTGTATAGGCATATAAATAAATTACATTTTTTGTAAAAACATTATTTAAGCCACTTTTTCTTATACATCTTCCTCATCATATCAATAAGTTCATCGAAGCTTTTTATATAACCCATATCTATAGCCCATATAAGATTGCCCTGTGTTTGCTCCAATTCCTTTAGCTCAGCTTCCGTGGCCTTATTCCTGATCATACTTTCATGGATATTAAAAACAATATAATTAAGACCCTTGGCGATCTTAACATAATCTACATCCTTAAATCTAGAAGCCGCCCTAGACAAAGCATTATACCTATCACCAGCCTCTATTCGATTAAGAATAAGCTTATCGGTTAACCACGTAACAACCTCGGCATACAACATAGGGTTCAATTCCATAGCTACAAGAACCCATATATAAGGATTACACATAGTTCTCCTGTTCTCGCCCCTACCAACCGTCTTATAAGCGCCAAACTTTTTCATTACTTTTATAAGAGACTCTTTTTCAACCATTTCCATAAAAACAGGAAATCCTGTTTCTATCATATATCCTTGTTTTTCAAGAATATAGTATATTCGCTCAGCACTTTCCTTGTTAGAAAGGATATTCTCTATCCTCTTATCATTCCATCCTTCCTGAATCCTTTTCCTGGTATAGGCTTCCTGTAAATCAGTCAACGACATGAAAGACGTTTTAGTGTCTTGCTTGATAGTAACACCAAAAAGATCCCTATCCTTGGAGATCATAACAACATTAGTTTTCATATTATATATATTTAATTATTTAATACGATGCAAACATATAAATAAAAGTTTTACCATAAAAATATATAGATAAAAAATATTCCAATATAAAATCATTATATTAAATATTTTGTAAAACACAAAAATCATACTTACGATTTCTGGAGTCGGAGAAATCTCCGATTCCAGAAAATATGTATAAGATGATAAAAAATAAGCCTGTCCATTTCTGGGCAGGCTTATCAATCAAAACTAACGTTGTTTATTTAAAAGAAGCCACATTATCCTTATCAAGCTGATACCTCTGCAACTCGTTCTCGTTAAGGCTGAATTGTTTAGCGACCATATCCAGAATCTCCTCCACAAGATAATCGGGCAGCTCCGGGTCGATGTCCGTGGATTGGATACCGGCGGCGTTGATATACCCCGACAGGTCTACCCTGACAGGACGGCGGTAGTACGTCATCTTAACTTCCTCGGTACGGAAGCCTGACTCGTAGACCACGACCTTCCCGTTCCCTATGGAGTAGAATGTCTCCCGATAATCGTAAGAAGGGCGGTTATTATCATCCCCAAGAAGCTCATGGATATTCTCGTTCTTAGCCTCCCACATAACGAAATCAGTGGCCTCACACCCTTTGTATGAGAAAACGCCTTTTATGTTAGAGAACCATAGATAGTCATCAGGTAAGTTAAAGGACGTAGACTCAGGGTCATCCATCCTACCCGCATTATCCAACGACATCCAATAAACAAGAAGGTTTTGGATGGAGCGTATAGTCTCGTCATCCTTCCTATTTAGATAGTACTTAACCAACCGGTCTTGGGCCTCGTTGAACAACAGCACGAACCTCCCCGGATCAAGCTTAATCCCGCCATTGGCCAGATTCTGCTCGTTCTTCTGCAAAGACCTTAGATACGCTTCTTGGATTGTCATAATTATTCCTCCTTAACCTTATCACCTTCCTCTACGTCATCCTTCTTCTTAATATCCTTAACCTTCTTGGTCTTGGACTTATCATCGATATTAGACATAGATATGATCTCCTCATACTCATCCAATACATTAGCCTTTATGTTAATAAAGTCTTTCTTGGTAGCCAAGAACTCAGCGGATGTCCGAACGTCAGGTCCTATGATCTGGCCATTATATTGTAATCCGGATGGAGTCATATTGATACGACCATTTCGTTGAAGGACGTTTACGATACGGTAAAACTCAAGAACTTCCTTGAAATCACCTTCCAATGACCGATCCCAGATATCAAGCAGATAATCGACATTGGTCTTCTTCTCATTCATCCAGTTTGATAGAGATCCTGTATAATACTCATCCTCCGTGAAATCCGGGCGAGTTACGATACCGATGTAAAGAAGAAGATCGATGACAGCCTGACGATCGTCTCCACCTTTCTTAAGGGCGCTGATAAACTTATAGCTGATGTTCATCTTATTGATCTCACGCTGCTGAACGAAATCCTTCATATTGTCTTTCTCCACGAAACAGAACATGGAGTTCATGAAAATAGGGTCACCATCCATTTCCTGAGGAGTCAACATGCCGGAAAATACAGCCAAATATAAATAAAATAGATCTACGGTATTAGCCGTATTATAAACCTTACCCATGAAGATCTTATCCTTAGCGTCATCCCAAAATTCTAAATTGGTTTGAGATAGATCCATCTGCGACATTTCCTCGAAAGGCTTCATGATATTATCTACCCGCTGTTTGACGAGCCTGTCGATCTCATTCTTGTCAAGACCATTATAGCATCTTGATCTTGGATAAAAACCGGTGTTATAGGCCTTGGAGAAATCATCCCAAGGGCAACATACGTGAGTGGCGTTCTCCGGGAACGGAGCTTTAGCTATATTAGCGTCTTGAAAGGCCTGAGGAGCACTTCCATCGTGTTTGCCTACAACCTCATATAAGGTATCTGACATGATATTGAAACCGTTTACCTCGGCCAATACCTTCCTTGATTTTAAAATTTCTTTCATTTCCTTTTTGCGTTACTTTAAAAAAAGAGGAGAGGAATATCCTCCCCTCTAAAAACCAAATTACATATATGAAAAAACTTAGCCGAAGTAGTTCGGTTGAAGCTCGATAATCAAGAACTTACTGTTATCCATAACCCATGCTGCGGAAGCGGAGTGGCACCAGAATTGTTCTTTCATGCCCGGCAAGGATGATACGATCTCATTACCGTTGGCTTTGTGCGCCCAACGACCGTACTCATAGCCCCACCACATACTTACACCTTCTGGCTTGATATAGAATACGTTGTTATTCATATCACCTAACTTAGCGTTAGCCGTATTAGGAATAGCGGAATATGCGTTAGTTGATCCGGCGTCAGTGATATTCTCGATAATACAAGAATAAGAAGATCTAGGATACATACCATTCACTAACTCGCTACGATCTGTCATGTCAGCGTAATCCAAAGAAGGATCGTGCTCGAACTCAACATTACCGATGCCCGGGATGAAAGCTCCCTTAACCTGAACCGGACCTAAGATCATGGCGTCATTAGTACCAGAGATAGGGTTAGAAGGCAGCATACGGTCACTACCCATACCCCAGCTTAAGTTCTGCAAGGTAGTGAAGAACGATTCCCTGATCAACTTCTCTAAATTGATCATAGCCATAGCTCCTACCTTAAACTTAATCTTACGTTCCGTAATAGGAAGATCCTGACGTCCACGGAAAATATAAGATGCGGCAGCCATAAGCGTGTCCTTAGTAATACCCATCGGACGGCTATAGTAGATAGTGTAACCACGGCGAAGCTGACGGTAGATACCTTCATTCAAATGGATAGGACCATTTTGATCCATGATAATACCACCTTCTTGCCACATCAACTGTCTAGCTTCCAGCTTAACCAACTCAGCCATACAGAATACCTCCAGCGTGGACGCTACCTTAGCCGTACGCAAATCAAGTCTACCATTAACAGTCTTACCGATAATAGCCAAATCAGGAATATTGCCCTCATACTCGCTTCTCATAGCATTCATACGACGAAGAGCGGTCTCCACGAACTCTGAAGTGCTATTCTGAGCGGCCTGCATGGACTTCATACCAGCGTACATAGTTGTCTCGCCCTCAACACCACGGTGGTTCCCTAAACGGAACTCACAAGTCATAGAACCGGCCTTGTCAGCTCCAGATACTTTAGAGAACTGAGTGCTGTACTCACCAAGAGCATGACCGATCTTCCAGTAGCGGATACCCGGACGTAATTTCTCTTTGGGGAAGTATTTAGCCTTACCACCAATAACACGACACCAATAACGTGTCAAGTCACCTTCTGTCTTAGACGGGATCTCACCTGAGATAAGGATATTACAGCCGTTAGCGGCGTCATAGGTGATGACATCATAAGCCGTAAACTCAGAGGTATTCAAAACGATATCAAACAAACTACCGTCAATACCCGGTTTTAGATGATGACCTGAAGTATCCTCAGCCGTAACGACAGCGAATGTCTTTGTAACAGGTAAATCATAACGGAAAGAAGCTCCAATACCGTTAACGGAGATCGTAGCGCCGTTATTAATCATACCCATATACATCGGGACAGGATAGTTAGCGATATTAGAGAACAAGTTCAACAGACCCAAATGATTCTTATCCGGATCCTCATAATACCAGCTCGCCAATGAGCCTAAGTTATGCTCTACAAGCGAAGTCTTATAGTTCTTGGCATCGGTGAAGGCAATAACGTTATCACCATTCACGGTAGCCGGAAAACTTTTTGTCAAAAATGGATTCATTTCTATTTATTTTTAATGTTATACACTCTTTGATCCACTCAGATCAAGGAAGTTAGCTTCTATAGTATCGTTATCGATATTAGTCTTATTCTGCTTTCCTCCCTTATTGCCAGAAAGAAGAGTGATGGTCTTCTTATTGACCTCCATCTTAACCTTGTTAGTTTTCTGTTTAAGGAACTCGTCCTTATTCATCAAGAACAAAGCCAGATCAGCGGCCATGTCCGGATTCTTGATAGCCTCCGAATAAGCTTTATCTATAGCCGTATGACCTTGATTGTCTATCGGCTTTGTAACGAAATCGACAGCCTTACCTATCATCGTGTCAGTCAACTGGAATCCTGAGCTTATAGATGTCTTTAGACCTTTCTTATAGATCTTCATCTGCTCAATCAACTCCTGTTTCCTTTTCTCGGATTTTTTCTTCTCCTCCTCGATAAGGTTATCCATCTCCTTTTTCAGGATATCATGGAACTTATTGGCCTTGGACTCAATAAACTCATCGCCCTTGCCGATCATCATCTCCATATTATCCTTTATCTCGTCTTCCGGCATACCCAACATCTTATAATAATGCTGGATAACCGCAAGCTGATCATTTTTATTACTCATATCAAGGCTATCCAACGGAGCCTGAATACTCTGATATTGGCTTAATAGTTGGCCAACGTTACCTCCGGCCTTATCCACCTCTATCATCTTCTTCATAAAGTCAGACATAGAACCGGTATCAACCTTGTCTTTCAACAACTCATCAGCCTTATCCTTGATCAATCCCTCCACTATATCGAGTAAATCATCCTCTTTAGTGATAGTAGAAAGATCGACCGGTTTATCATCTACCATAATATCAAGGTTGTCAATACTATCGATAATACCTCTAGCGGCCATCTTCTCCAAAAAAGATTTCCCATTAAACCCTGATACTACATTATTATCAGTACCGCCTTCGCCAAAGGAATCAGGGTCTGGGTTGGTAGCATCGCCGCCCTTATCCCCGCCACCGTCAGCCGCTCCGCCGTCGGCAGGCTCTTCCTTGGAATCACCTATAGGATTACCATCCTTATCATATTTACCCTCAATATTATTCTTATCGCCATCACCGTCACCACGGTAAAAAAGCTCCTCGACACTCATGGTCTTAAAACCCTTAGCGAAATCACCCATGTCATTCATACAATTTCCTTTTTTGCTTTTTACAAAATTATCATTAACACAATTACCAATCAAATCAAGCCCATTATAGTATATGACAGAATCTTACGCCAAAATGATTACATATCTTGTAAAAATATTTACAAAACTTGTAATCAATTCTTGTTTATTATTGACGTAAACCTATCTGTATCAGAACGTTTATTCCTAGCATCTATCTCCTTTTCCTTTAATTCCAACTTCCTTTTCTCTATCTCCTCACGAGATCTTCGCTCAGCCTCGGCATTAGCCTGCCTGGTTCTCATATCCTCCTCACGGATATCCAGATCTCTTTCCTTCAAGGCTCGATCCGCTATAGCTTCCACATAATCCATACCCTCTGCGTTATCTTGTGTCCTAGCCGCTTGACCGGCGGCCATTATGCTCTTACCCCGTAAATCGAAGTTACCCTTGATATAAGCCAGCTCCTTCTCCTTCTCATGCTCGTCATTACGGGCCTGTTGATCGGCCTCGGCTTTTTGCTGTACAAGTCGTTGTTGATTCTGGTACTCCTCCTGTCTTACACGATCTGCGTAAGATCTGGCATCCCTTCCTATCTGATTCATCTCAGCCGTCGAGTTGGCATTCATCATTCTAGTGATATCAAGCAAGTCATTGCCCAAAGTATTCGTCTGTAATATATATTGCTTCAAATTCTCCAATTCCAGACGTTTCTTGGAATTAGAGACAGCCATAACATTAAGATGACGTAACGACAAGCTATTATCCGTAAGACTGATGTAAGCCAAGGAAAGATCGCTATTCCTGTACATCACGGTCCAATCGTATCCTTCCTTCTGGCATACTTGAGCCACGGCTAGATGAATATCCAATGTCCGTTTCTTGAAGTCATCGAAATCATTAAAGTAAGTCTGGGTCTGTAGCATAGTAGCGTTAACTCCCTGTTTTACGCCCGTAGAACTCTCGTATCTAGTTGACTGACCCATCGCTTGCTCGGATATACCTATCATCCTATAAGCCATCATATAGGCGTAAGACGCCATTTCCATACGGGATCTTATCTGATCCGTATTAGTAAGATCATATACACCAAACTGGTTATATATGCTGCTCATCTGCGGATTCTGGTAAGGATTATTCGTATCATTACCACCTACACCCATAAACGATACGGACTTAACGATCTGCATAAAAGTAGCCAAAGCTCCCTTCTTGTCCATCATATCCTTATATTCCGTAGGCAGGAATCCTAAGTCGCCTAAGAAGAACTTACCGATCTCCTTCTCGGCGTTATTGTATAGCTGGTTCATAGCAAGGTTATACATCATCTGGAACGGCTGTATGCGATCAGCGAGACTAGCCCCTATAAATCCAGAAACCGGAATGACATAATCATACAGACTGCTATCACCATGTATCTGATGAGGTATTGGATCCCCACCAATATATATAGGCTTATCCATTAAATTACCTCCGGTGATCTTAACGCCAAACCTAACCTCAGGGACATACTCCAAGATATAGGTGTTCACCTCAGGATCACTGACGGCTTCTGCCATGACCCTCTTCACTTTCTTTATACCATTCTTCTCCAAGAACTCCGGGAGAAGCTCATCTGTCACAAGCTCCTGATCCACCATTCCGGTCTCCGTCATGTAAGTTATTAAGAATATCGGTTTCATGGATACCCAATATCCCTCCATAACCCTAAAAAGGCGGGAATCTATCTCATATCTCTTGCCATTGGACATGTCAGAGTTAAAATAGCCAAATGGATGGAAGCGGGGCAAGAAGCGGGGCTGGGTGTGTTCCTCCCCGTCCGGCCCGAAGGTGTGGTACTCGCCCATCGGAACACCATAATAGTCCTCAGCGGCAACTATAGACTCATAGTCATGGTATCCTTTCCATGGAATAACCTCATTCTCGTACATACCGGTAATAGACGGCTTCTTTTTCTTCCAGTCATACCTAGTACCGTCATTAGATACCCATCCCTCATAATCATCATCACCTCCCATAATCCGACGCTTGTCCTTGGCCGTCATCTTATGGCCGTATCTTGATATCAACTCAACACCCTCGTAATAATGAAGACGACCTACATAAGATCCATATTGCGGGTATTTTACATCAGGATGGAAAACCTCCATAGGACTCCATACCTCCGGACGATAGTAGTCGAAGCCAACGAAATGATTCCGGAACATCTTTCCGCTAAGAAGACGATCCCTGTAATTCTCCCTGTCAAGCTCATCCATATAAAACCGGCTACGGTCAGCCTCGATCGTATGATCTCCCCATACAGCCGCCTGCGTCTTCCACCTGGTACTCATGAACCTCTGGATATCATCAGGGGTCATAGACGCCTTGGCCTGTTGGATTTGCTGAACATAAGCCTGACGCTCCTCCTCAGAGTTAAACTCATTGTACGTAGGATCAAGACCAGCCTCTACAAGGCGTTGGTTAACGATAATATCCCATTGCTCTTGAATATGGCGATGAAGAAGATTTGACATCGTATCCTCATACTCACTTATAGCCATATCCCCTACCTCATTAACCGTATACTTATCCTGTAGGTTTGTCAACCATCCCTCAAAAGCGTTTACAATACCACCTATGATATCATAATGCTTCAAGAAAGAGGGTATCCTTATATCACTCCTTAACTTCTGTACGTTCCTTAACTGTGGGATAACATCCGCCATCTCCATAAAAGATAACTTACCATCCGCCATCAGATAATAGTCACGGTACATTTGGTTACGATCATACTGTTTCAATCCTATCGCCTCAAGAGCGTCCATACAATCCTCTTTCCACTTCCTGTTCTTTTTCTTCGTGGAAATAGCTTGAGGAGGTAATCCTAATAACGCTCCTTTTGCTGGAAACGAATGATCTCTATTGAAAATCTCCATATCAATCCAATTGTTTTTAGCAAAGATAAGTTATTAAGCAACACTAAACTACCGAAACGCACCTATAGATACCGATCCAAAGGCAGAGGCATATACCTCATGGTGTTTATAAGCGTCTTCTTTGCGGGCATTATTCATCTCCTCGATCTTCGATTTAGGCATGTAGTTATTATCGTCAAAATATCTGGCGAGAACCAACGCATGCCCGAAGGCTATTATCCTATCGACGTTCAATCCGGGCTTATACTGTATTATCTCATCCAATAGGGCTATATCATCGATCAGCTCAATACCCTTGACAGTTATATCAAGACCAGTACTATCATCATATCCGATAACGAAATCCTGCCAACAGTAATCCACGACGCACGAGAATAGCAGGTTCTGGTTGCCGGGGGTCGGGTATAGCCCCAGCTTGCTGTTCTGCCGGGAGCCGGCCTTCACATACTTATTGGCTATTGCCTCACCAGCAAACAGGAAGAAAGACGCTGGCATACCGCTTTTACGGTTAAGGTACTGCTCATACATCTGGTCAGCGTTCTCCATAAGACATATAGCACCATATCCTTTCTGAAGCACCTCACAAGTACGGCAAAACTGATCTATGGATGATGGGCGGGATACGTATGAAGCCACTATTCTATAGGCATAAGGATCTCGAATACCAACACGCCTTTTGAATACATAAAAAGCTCCTAATGAAGGGGTATCAGACTTGGCCTGTTTATAAGGGTCGCAATTTGATACTAACATATTCATACACATATAGTTATGACAATCATCAGTAAAATTGTATACTTGACCTGTATATTTTTTATCCGTTATCCTCTTTATCTTCAAGTATATCTTATCACCGTCCTTCGATATAAAGCAGCCTGTGTTCTTTCTTCTACTTCTTATCCCATTGATTATCTTTTCCAGCTTAAAGGATGATATATCACACTTAAGGATAGAATCCTTTGCCAGTATTGTATCCATGTTACCAAGACGAAGATGATAAGTATCATGCGTATTCACGTCCCTTCCGGCTATACTCATCACTCTGGATTCTCTCATCTTCGATATACCTGATACTACTCCAAGCGAGAAAAGGATATGCTGAAAACCCTCCATAAGACCAAGATTCACACTTACAAACTCCATCGTGTAATATCCTCTCTTATCTCTGGTAATGGATCCGTCTGAATCCAGATAACCATGTACGAGCGCCCATTTGTTCGCTTGTGGCATATATTTTATCCACTCCGGTATCCGTTTTCCAAGGCTACCTGATCCTAGATTAGATCTTATCCATTTCATCAAATCTACATTGTTCGCACTATAACGGTAGCACCCGTCTCCATAGCTATAACTATGGACGCAAGGAATAATATCCGTAAATATACGATCAAGCCTATCTACTATACCCTTCTCAATCTTGTTTACGGAGAATATCACATGGTAGTCATCAAGACATCCATCTCCAATCCATAAACCAATCATCCACCAAAAATCAATATTATCGTATAATCCATGGAAGCATTTATCATCGTTTCTTATCTCTTTCCTATATACGTTAGGGATGGCTGTCCAATATCCCTCTCTAACATCTCGTGCCTCCACGAACTCGAACTCAAATCTATCCTCATCTATGGCATATCCATGCCTAGATACACCCTTAGATACCCATAACGGATGTTCCTTCGTAAATGTCAATTCTCTGAACGTATTACTAAGCTTGAACGTATATACATCATAATCCTCCTTATCAAGGATCATAATACATTCTATATCATGATAGCCTCCATCCATACAAACTAGCCTATCTCCCATCTTTACGTCTTCTACCTTCTTCCATCCGCTATCCGTAAGAACAACTTCTCCTGGAGGCATACATCCAGCGACATAAATAAAATCATCAAACCTATTGGATTGAGGCATCTCAAATATCTGGACAGGAGCGTCAATAACACCTCCACTAAACGGAAAACCAGCTAGCTGTTTATTAGATTTAGTAGTACCAAGCTTATTGCCCGATTCAAGAAAAACATCACACAGCATGCCGCTATATTGCCCTGACTCAAGAAGATCGTTCTTATGTTTAATAGCGTACTCAACCGGGAACAGATTTTGAGAAGAGCTTAAAAAACAGTCATCAATCGTAAAAGGATAGAACATAGTATGAGAGGTATAGGCTACCCTGTCCTTTGTAGAAAGCTTCTTTCGTTCCTCATTAAGTTTATTGGTGCTAGCCTCGAAGTCTGTGGCGTCAATCTTGATCTTATTAAGCTTCTTATCATCAGGTTTTCCTAAATAATCACCCAAACCTATAGTTACCTTGACACCAGAATTTGCCATTTGTCCCGGGACAAACATCGCCCATTTCCGTTCTTTCCATGTTTTTCCTTTCATGGCTCTACGGTTTAGGATATCCCAGTCCATGACCAGAAGGTTATATGTCTCGGGATCGGAGAACATCTCTTGAGCGTCCTTAGACAACTCCACCTCACCACCGGTACCGGCCAAGATAGGACTAAGACGCCAGCCATAAGGCGTGTCGTAGGATGGCATGGCGGCCGTGTAAGGCTTCTTTATCGGACCTTTGCCTACCTCGTCGAAAATAGCCGTAGCCGGTGTCAAACCAGCCGTCTTCTGCGTGGAGGTCTTCCTACCCATGTTGATGTTGGCTATAGAGATAATGGCATGGATATCACGTACACCATTGGACATCCTCTTGCCTAATGTAACTCCCGAACTCCAGTCGGTCTTGGTTCTGTTGATCCTGAAAAAAGGATGCACATGATCAAGACCATACTCACAATACTCGCCGATATTGGATAAGTCACTGTCGCTGAATCCTACTACAGAATGACTAAGACCGATAGTCATCGTAGCGTTCATCTGGAGAAGTGATGACATGATGGTCGTATTATGGGATACGACAAAATTGGTAGTAAGAAACTGATGCGATTTATTATCGACCTCAATACAAGTAGCCTTATATTTACCGTAATAATCTATATCATATATCCTAAGCCTATCGTGAGTCTTAGATATATACATATCGTCACCATCCATGACACAATAATACCCCATAGACCAAAATATTTTCCTTACAAAGGATATAATATACTCGCTTTTATAAACGACCTTAAAACGATCGTCACCGGTATTTATACCGCAAGCGATCTTCATAAACGATCCTATGAACAACTCTTTCTGTTTTCTGGATGAATAAATGACATCATCCATCTCCTTCTTGCTTAGCTCAAAGATCCTGTCGGTAGCTCCACAAAGGAAGGAGGCGGCCAGAGACCCCATGAGCTGGGGCGATATCAGCCACCGCCGCTCAGGGAAATCTACCGCTTCCCCAATATCTATAGTCATTTTGGAGAAGTCAGAATGGATGATACCCATAGTGCTCATAACCTTATAATCACCATGATACTTGACTTTCCACTGGTGCTGCCCGCAACACACCACGCTGCGACCGTCCTCAAAGGTCACTTTGTACGTATCAACGAATCCCTGAGGATATACGCCCACTATAGTCGTAAGCTTACCATCATCACCATATATGATATCCCCGATATCGGCGAATCCTATTTTCTTAGATCCATGAGGAGTATATATCAGCTCCGAGTCCAGAAGAGCCTTGCCAAAACGACGAGTACCAAACATTCCCAATCCTTTCTTCTCCATACGGGCACGTTGGTACATCTCGGCGAAAAACCATTCGTTATCACGCAAACGACTGATCGATGGCACACGCTCCCCGTTTGGAAGATCCTGGAATACGGGAAAGAAATTAACATGCCAATAAAGCCATGGAGGGATGAACGTACCATTGATAGTCACCCCGTACTTGACCTTATAAGCCTCTTCCTTAAAGAACTGCTTAACATCGTCATCCTGATCCTCCCAACCGAACAGATCGTTCCATACAGGAGGATTTTTCATGTTTACATAAAATTCTGGACTCGTACTTAGACTCATTTTATAATATCCTTTAAAACAGACTCGATTCCACCAGAAACCTGACCCTTACGTTCCTTTTTCTGGACATTGCTTACAGACCTATATACATCCATGATCCCACTTTTCTCCATATAAGAATCATTCCAGGTATTTATCTTATCGATTAATTTTGATATGAAGTCAAATGCCCTTGCCATATCCTCCGGCTTCTCCTTATCCCAAGGATGTTTATCAATATAAGTCTTAGCGTCGTTTATGGCTTTAGCTATGACCTCAAGATTGTCGTTCACCCGATCAGCGTCCTTACTCGTCGGCTTTCGTCTTCCCTGTGGCATTGGCTTTCATATCCTTAAATTCGTTATACTGTTTCATAAGAAGCTCATAAGATTGAACAACCCCGATCTTACTTACTTCCGTCACACTCATGTCATGGAACATATCCTCAAGCTCCTTGTCAGCATATCTAAGACGTTCCTTGTCATCATAAAACACGAATCCAGACGTTCTGTCTTCTATAATACTCTTGGCGGTGGACGCATATGTCGTATCTAAATCCAGATCCATACCGAAGCTGGTAGCCAACTGGATTATGAACATCAACCTAGAATTGACTTTTACAGCCTCTATATTCAACATCTGTATCTTATGGGTCATCTCATGAAGAACGACAAAATCCTCCTCTTTTATCAACGAAGGTGATTTAAGGGCTATCTTCTTAGTCCTATCCTCAATATCGCTATACAGACGCTTGCTCTCACGTTTTATGGCTATCCAATGCCTTATATGGGTATCCGCCTCTTCTTTAAGATAATCCCTGATCTCTTTTTTGATATCCTTATCCTCTTCCATTATAATCACACGTTATAATCATTATTATTTAATTCAATCTCATCACTAATACTTTGGTCTATAGACCTCAATAGATCTCTGGTACTAACATCCCGCAAGAAGCGTACATTACCACCATTAGCCCTAGCTATCCTCCTTAAAGCGGAGTAAAGTATATCACCCAACGAATATTCAGGCAACTCACGGCATCCGACTTCCATGACAATAAGGGCATGGATACGGTCATCTATCTTGCTTCTTACGAGATTTCTCATGGCATTATTTATAAGCTTCCCCTATAATACGTAGCGGGAAATGTTTGAAATTACGTTCAGGATCATCCTTCGTATAACCCATAAGAGATAGATGTTTCTCAAAATGACCTTCCGTATATTTTGAGGTATCCAATGTCATCCTAAATATAGTTCTATTCTCATTGTCAGGATGTTTGTTATATGAAACGTCTCCCATACATCCACATCCAAGATGATGCTCCTTGACATGGAAACCATCTTTATGGGTGATAAATAACACGATTTCTATCTTATCACCTATTTTCTGATCAAAAATATTTAGATAAAACTCGCTCTCATCATCCGTCAGTCCTATATCAAAGGAATCGTTAGGGCACTCAATATTAAAATCGTTATGATCGGCTGTTATCACCTCCATAGCATTCCATTTGGCTTTCTCGCCCTCCACGAACTTCAACGGGCATACCTCTGTCTTCATCCAAGCCTTTTCCTTGATAAAGCAACCACACAGCGAGCATGCCTGTCTTCCCATCAATCTTTGCAGCAATACCTTAGCTGGTAACTTAAAGAAAGCTATATTAGAAGAGTTCTTAGGACATTTCTTGCATAAATAAAGACGATTCTTGTACCACTCCGGATAATCCTTCTCATCCTTAGGAATCCTGCCCAATAAACTGTCTTCCCAAGCTTGGGCTATTACTTGGGCTTTACCGATTGTTTGCATATTATTTCTTAAATTGTTTTTGTTGAAAATCCTGTAATTGTTCCCATGTCATTCCATACCGACATTGATACATGGCCTCATGGTTATCACGTATAAGAGGATCTCCGTTCTTCAACCCCTCCATATCCTCTATCGCCTTAATCTTCTTATCCAGACAATCAAGCTCAATAGGCATCCTTTCGTCTGGATAACGATTACCCTCCTTGACATATATACGACGTATCTTATCACGTCTTACACGCATCTCACGGAGATTGCAGATAACGTATCCGATAAACGGGATCCTGATAGATATATTATCGGTATATCTGGCGAGATGATGGATATAAGATACGGATGCTTTCATGCACCATTCGACCTGTTGCTTGGTAAATTTACCTCCAGATCTTCTCACCACCTCATCGACAATATCCCTGTCGAACGAAATAAGACTCCTATCCATCGATGTTAAGCTTATTTCTCTTGAATACGAATCCCATTACACGGGTGTCATCACCCTCCCCGTCAAGAACAAAATAATTACGTAGGCTCCTCATCTCAATAGACAGCTCACGGGTACGGAAATTCCCGTTCTTCTTGTCCACCAGAAAACCGCCACGCTTTAGCTCATTGTTAAGGACAGCGATATAAGATTCCTTTTGTCCATAACAATCCATGTACTTGGCTCTGGTATCATCCGAGTATCCGTAATTGATGTAGAAAGAAAGTAAGTTTATCGTCCTTTCAGTAATCAAGCTCCTACCCTTGGAATCCAGATAGCCATTGTATATCCTTAAGAACTGCTGGATCATATCCAGCCTAGTGTCGTAAGGCAACGCGAATACGAAAGCTTTTCTCTGTTCCGGCACGTTATTAAAATTTTAAATTTTATTTATTAGATTAATATTTATATCACAAGATATTCAATCTAATTGGGTTAAACGCAAACCCACTACTGACTATCGTATTAATGCACGAATCGCCAACTACTTTTCTAGCTATCCCAATAGCCCCGTTAATATCCGCATTTATCAATTTGCCGATAGAGCTTTGAAATAATCCCCTGCGTTTTCTTTTACCTAGATAATTATCTTGATATTTCATCTCCTCAAAAGCCAGATGATCGATCTTTGAAGTATAAGATTCCTCATGAGTAACAACCTCTATACCCAGCAACTTAGCTTTGTACATTATCTTATCAATTAACTTAGAATGAGGGATAGAGACAAAATGCTGGTTATTTCTCCTGCCAATATTTATCTTCTGCTTCCACTCCTTGTTAAGACCGATAATGATACGACCTATATTATTTGATACACAAAAGTTCACGATATACTTGCTAATCTTATGCATCTTATCATCGATCCAACAATTACGATACAAAGAGATTCTTCTTATTCTCCTAGAAGTTCCCTTATCGCCAACATACGACATCAATCTGGCTTTCTTCTTATTATACCACCGATTCAATGATTTGATAACTTTCCCGTTTATAATGAAAGGCTTGATGCCTACATTACTGATACATGAGCATAAATTATTCAATCCTAAATCGATCGAAAGGAAATTATCCTTATCCAAGTTTAAATCTATCTCCTTTCTTTCATAAATTACCTCTACCACATAACAAGTAGCTTGGGGTACTATCCTTACCTGTTTTAACTCATCTTTCTTTACGTTAGTTTTTATCGGTTCAATAACATTCTTAACAAAATGAATATAACCATCATCCTTTACCCGACAAGAGAAAGTCGTAAATACAACCATATTCTGCTTCTTACCTTTCTTGTACTTCGGAAGATGAGGTCGATGATTGTTATACTTATCCGGATTCCTGTCAAAATCACTCTTCAACTTGATCCATGAATTAACGCTCTTGAATACCTGACCAACCACTTGTTGTGATACAGATGCAGGTAGCTGTCTAAAATCAAATTGATTTTCCCTGCCTAATTTAGTCGAGAGATCATATTCCTTCAAATACTCCTTATTGAAAATACCCTGCCTTACCAGATACAACACATAATTGTACAGCAATCCGGATTTAAGGCAAATATCCTCAAATCGATTATCTTTTATAATATATCTATCAACCAATCTCATTTCTAATAATAGAATTAGTTTTCGACAAAACTACTTAAAAAAAATATCGTTGTCAAGAAATTATGCCATAATCAACATAATATATGCTGATTAGCATGTATTTACGAACATCCAAAGGGAAGAGGTGGTGGAAATGGAGGAGGAAAGCCAGATAAGTCCACCGTAAGCCACGGCAACGAGGCCAGTTGAGCACCGGCCATACATGCCTCCGAGCGGCGGTGGACAGCTCTATCCTGCCTCATGGGACATGACCACACCTTTTCCCTTTGGATGCCTTCCTGCCGTGCTATGGGATATAAATCCAAAGGAAATGGGAAGTCTTGGGGCGATGGAGCCTGCCGTAGAGGATACGGGCGGCCGGAGCGTGAGCGACCGCACAAGACCTCGCTTTTTCTTCTTTGGCTTTTGCTCCACCCGATCCCCCTACCGGGGTTCCGGCTTCCGGTATAAGATACGGCTTCTACCAGGTTTAGCCTGCGGTATCCTGCCTGACGGCACCATACCTTGGCGGTAAAAAGCAATGTTTTATTAAATAGAGACTTTAAGTGGAGTACACAGGAACTCGACGTCAGGAGAGATTCTGTGTACGGATAGAGATATTAGAAAGTAGTATATGTTTATAGAGTTAATTATATTTAATAAATATACCTATTAACGCGCGCGTAACAAGTGTTGTGTCAAAAATGATCTTCCACAAACACAGTGATTTACCCTCTCTAATTTATTACGATAATTTCGTATAAACAACAAATGGGTGACCTTCACAGGCTACCCATCCATCCGAATAACTTGTTTCGTATTGATGAAACTTGTATATTCGCAGAAAATAAAATCCACTATGGGAACAAAGATAGGAATTTTACATATAATGAAATCAAATTTCGATAAGATTATTACTGAAAGATATACTCCACGTAATATTCAGGCCAAAAAAGATGAGCTAGGATGCGTAAAACTTCCAGCCGGGTCACTTATATGCCCAGTCGATTTCAAACCTGTTACCAATAAGGAAGGCAAGAAAGTGACAGCTATAAAATATTCATTGAAACATGAGGAGTATCATGGATCAGGTATTCAGATCAGTGATGAATGTAAGATGGCAATGATATATCTTATTATCATAAACGTATTCAAACATGTGTTTCTAAGAAATAGGATGCATGGCGGAAATAGAGATCAGATAGAGATCAATACCAATGATTTTATTGATATCCTATCAGATGGATGCGCTTATTTCTGCTACCGCCATGTATTAAGGGATTCTCATGAGGATATGAACTATCAGCTTATAAGCTTAAAAGCTTGGGCTGAAGGAGAGATTATGATAGCTTTATCGGATATCATAAAATACAAGCATAAGGCTAGTAAGACCCCAAGAATAAAGGATATGTTTGTAAAGAAAGGAGAATCTGTATATACCTGTCTTGATAAAAGTCTTGATTCTAATACCAGAAGAAGGATGGCTAACAAAAGTCGTAAATTAAATAGAGTTAAGATGTTATCAAAAATAATATTCTCAGCTAGAAACAGAAATATAAATAAGATATATAAGGTAACTAAAAAAAGAACTGTCAAATTCAATGTGTCATATCTTATGGATAGATTGAATATAAAGTTATCAAAAGAAGGTATGATGCTAATATCCCAAAGAACGGTATACCGGATGATAAAAGACGTTCTTAGCATGTGTTGTAAGACTATATCTGATTTATATGATGAAGTAAAGAAAAACAATGGAATAATCAATACCAAAGACAGGAAGAATGTAAATATCGGGCATCTAAGACTATCATACCGAGGAACGATAATGCATATAATCATCGCAGAAGATTATATAAGAGACGTTTTCTTAGGGGTAAAAGGAGCTGAGATGAGTAAGGCTGGATGATTTGAGTATCAGATACAAAATTTAATATTTACATATTATTCACATTTATTTTTAATAGTTAATTATAACTATTCGTATCTTTGTACCATAAACTTAAAAAGATATGGTACAAGAGGATTTTAGAAATGAAAACGACCTCCTTCGTCATATTATGACGGTGGATAAAAACGTGGAGCAAGGTCGTGCCTTGAAGAAGATTTTCACCACTAGGGAGAATCTGTTTATTACCGGTAGAGCTGGTAGTGGTAAAAGTACGTTCATGAGACGTATCGTAAAGTTCTTGGGTAAGTGCGTTATCGTAGCCCCGACTGGAGTAGCGGCGTTGAATGCCGGTGGACAGACCATCCATTCGTTCTTCTCTATAAAGAACGATCCTTATATCCCTTCTATCGAGAGAGGTATGTTATCGAATAAGGTGGATGTAAGTCCGTTTATGAAGAAGAAGATCAAGAATCTTGATACTATCGTCATTGACGAGATAAGTATGGTAAGACCTGATTTGCTTGATGAGGTAGCTGACATACTTAGACAATGCAGGCGTAGCAAGGAGCCTTTCGGTGGCGTTAGGTTGATTATGTTTGGAGATCTATCACAACTACCGCCTGTGGTGACGGCGGATGATTTTATCGACAAATATTATGAGGGCCGGTTCTTTTTCTCATCAAAGGCATTAAGAGCGTCAGGATTCTCGGTCATTACCTTCGAGAACGTATTTCGTCAAAAAGATCCTCAGCTTCTTTCTGTACTTGAGGATATAAGATGTGGGGTTATTACCGATGAGTCAAGACAGATATTGGATAGTAGGGTCAAGTACCCGGATAATATGGATAATACTATAATTATATGCTCAACTAACAAAGAAGCTTATGAGATAAATAAGACTAATCTTGATAAGATCAATAATAAGGTATTTAAGTTCGATGCTACTGTATTCGGGGAGAAGCCTGTAGCGCCCTGTGAGGATGAGCTTATAGTAAAGGTAGGAGCTAAGGTCATAATAACCAGAAACGGCAACGGGTATGTCAATGGCTCGATGGGTATCATAACCAGCATAGATACTGTTGATGAGACGATATATGTTCATCTAGATAACGATACTGAGGTGGAGATAACCAAAGAGAAGTGGGAGAAGATGAAGTATAAGCAGGTAGATGATTCCCTTGAAGGCATTTCTTGCGGCTATATAATACAATATCCATTGAGGTTAGGATACGCCATAACTGTCCATAAGTCCCAGGGAATGACTTTAGATAATATATTTGTAGACATCAGCAGAGCCTTCGAGATAGGGCAGATATATACCGCTCTTTCAAGATGTAGGTCAATAGACGGGCTTTATCTAAAATCAGTGCCTAAGGAAGATATGGTACTGCTAAGCGATAAGATATCTGACTTTATAGAGAAGGTGGATGAGAATGAAGGTGTTTTGAATCCGGAAAAGATATCTGATATCGGGAAGGATATGATTAAGAAACAACAAGATTTATTTAACTTCGAGGAATTTGGATTATAATGGCTAAGAAAGAACTTTTTTCATACGTAGATGAGTTAGTATCATCTTTAAATAAAGAGCTTGGAGAAGGCTCGATAATGAACTTCGGCGATGATAAGCCTATAATATCCATACCAAGGGAAAGCACCGGATCGCTGGTGGTGGATAAGGCCCTAGGCGGCGGATGGGCGGTAGGCCGAATCCATGAGCTGGTCGGGATGGAATCTTGTGGCAAGACTATGATGTGTACGTTAAGTATGATCGAGTTCCAGAAAAAACATCCAGATAAGCTGGTAGCTATAATAGACGTGGAGAACGCTTTCGATATTGAGTACGCTAGGAAAATGGGATTGGATATAAACCGGTTTTTGATCTCCCAACCAAGCTACGGGGAGCTGGCTATTGACATCACAGCCAAGTTAGTCGAGTCTGGGAAGGTCGGATTTATTGTCGTAGATTCTGTAGCCAATCTGGTACCGAAGAAGGAGATAGAGGGCGATATGGAAGACAGCAACATGGGATTGCAGGCTCGTTTGATGTCTAAAGCCATGAGGGTTCTTACAGGAATCGTAAACAAAAGCGACTGTGTTCTGGTATTCATCAATCAGTACCGAGAGAAGATCGGTGTTATATACGGCGATCCTAAGGTAACGACCGGAGGTAACGCCCTTAAGTTCTATGCCTCTATCCGTATGGAGATGGCGAGAAAGAAGGTTATATTAGGAGAGGACGGATCTTCAGTAGGTCATGAGGTTAGGATAAAGGTTCTGAAGAACAAGACAGCCGTTCCGTTCCAAATAGCAGAGACAGCCTTGTATTATGGCGTGGGGTTTGATAAGGAACTTGAACTTTTGAAGTTATGCGAGGAAACCGGTATCTTTACCCGTAAAGGATCATGGTACTGGTACGGAGAGGTCCGAGTAGGCAATGGAGTGGATAATACGTTAAGTATTATGAGAGACAATCAAGAATTGTGTCAAGAATTAAGAACTAAACTAAATATTTGAGGTTATGGCTATCGGAGCAAAATTTGTAGACGTAATACCTTCTAGTGTTGAGAACGCTATAGAGGTAAAAAAAGAGGATGTAAAGACCTATCTATTCGTAGGTATTCCTATGAGCGAGTTTATCGGCAAGAAACATGAGTTTGAGGGATATATATTCATGTGCTTACAAGGTGTAACCGGTGGGGTTGAGCTTGGCGGTGATATAGCCGTAGCCGTATTGAGACCGGTTCGCCCCGCCGTAGGGGAGGCTTCTTACCATTTGGTGGATATCAAGAAGTGTAAGTATAATAGAACTGACGTAGTTTTATTATTTAGAGAGGGAGATTTTAAGGTTGTTAAACGTGATGATTGTAATCTTATCTGATCATGGGTACGTATATCTCTATAAAATCAACAGTAAACGCATTCAGGTACGGGATTGATCCTATACCTGAATGGTTTGATAAGATATCCCAAAGAACCAAGGAGCTTGATGTGATGGTTGACGGTCACAAGGTAAAGGCTTTGGATATAATCCTAGGAAATGGCATTCTACGGGCTTTTTACGGTTATTATATAGGTATGTATCCGGATAACTCAATACAGGTGTTTAGACCGGAGGATTTCCATTCATTATATACGTTGAAGTTATGAATATATCAATAGGTATAGATCCGGGTATAGACACCGGAGGATTGTCCATGATCCCGGAGAACGGGGATATTGAGGTAATTATGACTCCAAGGATATCGGTTAAGGGGGATATAGATCTTAGGGCTATATCAAGTTTCTTCCTCGATGCCGCTGACAAGATCCAAGAAAATGGAGGCGGGACGCTGGCGATCGCCGTCGAGGACGTCCACAGCATCCACAACAGCTCGGCCGCCAGCAACTTCACCTTTGGTGGGAGACGCCGGGAACCGAACGCCCTATTCGCTATGATGGTGGAGATGATGGAGCGATACGGATCTCACCCGGATGTTAGGTTCATGTTCGAGGAGGTGCAACCAAAGACCTGGCAGAAGGAGCTTCATACGACAGCCGATCGGGTGTATACGGCGGCTAAGCTGGATACGAAAGCTACCTCCATCCGATGCGCCATACGCCTTTTCCCTTTGGTGTCTTTCGTAAAACCATGGTCAGGTAAAGGAGTTCAACCTACCAAAATACAAGATGGAATGTGCGATGCTACGCTTATAGCCGAGTATATTAGACGTAAGTTTAAGTTATTTTAATACTATTAAGCGTTTGTTGTATTTGAATTAATATAATTATGATTACATTTGCAATGTAATATAAAGGTTGTTCATTATGTTATTTAAGTGCTTGTCGAAATCATTGAATGAGAAGTTAAGTAAATTAGAATTGGTTGTTAAAAATGCCGGATCTAATTCACTCTATAAGAATATTAAGATAGATATCATCAATAGTCTAGCTTATATTACTTCCGTAAACGCCAAGGTATGTGTTATAGAGAAGCTGGAAGTGGAGTCTGATTCTAACTTCTCTTTCTTGGTAGAGGCAAGCTCTTTCATAAGGTTTGTAAAAAAACAGAAGAATGGTGAGATTAAGATCGTGCTTTCCGATAAGAAGGACAGTATTACTATATACTACGCCTCTGGTGAGTATAGCTGTCCGGCCTTTGACGTAAATACTTTCCCTATGGTATATAATATCCCTGATGGAGGTATTAATGTTAAGATGAATGATTATGTATCGGTCCTTAACAAGGCCAGTAATTATACGGAGATCAACGAGCTTTATCCTTGCATAGAGAATGTGGTCATTGATATTGATGATATTAATATTAATATAGTAAGTACTGACAGAAATACTATTTACAGGTATTTTATCCCTAATCAGGATAAGGTAGAGAAGGTATTTATCCCGGTATCAAACGCCTCCTCTTTATTACTTGATAAACATATAAATAAGTCATTAGATACGTTGTCTATCAAAGTAGATGATACTAGGACTTACTTCTCTACCCCTGATATGGATATGTATGAGATTCACTTTGACGGTAATTATCCTAACTGGAGGTTCGTGGACGAGCATTTTGTCAAAACAAGTACCTATGTCTTTGATAAGGATCTACTCGTCCAGGCCCTCCAGAATAATATCAAGGTAAATGAGTTCGATCATTGTAGATTGATATTCACTGAAAAAGGATGCGGTATTATGTCAGAGAACCCTATGTCTGGAAGATCTTGTAAGGAAAGGCTTACGGCTTTATCGCATAACGGTAATGATATTATATGCGATGTGCTATGTGGTAGGTATCTTGGTATAGTTAAAAGCATATCATATAATAGGATAGTTATCGAGCATGACCATAAATCTCATTTTAATAAGATTTATGGGGAAAATAATAAGAATGAGTATTTCTTATCATCATCAATTATTGTTTAATTTTTAAATATATATAATATGGGAGTTCGTGAAAATTCGCTAGGATCTAATAATCACTACTTTAAGATAAGTGGTGGTGGAGTTCTTTATCAATCATCCAAGGAGCCTAAAGAAGGTTATGAGGAACATGTGAATGATAAGACCGGGGCTGTATCTTATTGGAAAGTATTTTGGAATGGTATAGAGGGATATTTATCAGATATTGAGATAAGGGAGGTTGACTATAACGGGGCAAAAACTAAATACGTAGCTATAAAAATAAGCGATGACGAAGGAAACTATATTATAAATGTTCCTTTGATGACTCAAAAAGGAGGTATTAATAATTATGTTAAGTCATTGGTGAGATACTTGCCTAATATTGATTTAAAGCGTAAGGTGGTAATCAATCCAGCTCACGCTAGGAAAGGAGATCAATATGCCCCGGGTAATTTTTTTATCTCATATGCTAGGGAAACTCCTGATGGAAGGGATGAACTTATACAGCAATATTATAAGAATGGTCAGAATGGATGGCCTGACAGAGTTGAGAGTACTGATATAATGGGGAATAAGAAGTTTGATTATACGGCTCAAGATGCTTTTGCCTATCAAGTGCTTAATAAGTATATTCAAAGTATTAAGACAGATGGTGTGAAACCCGTTCAGTCGGCAAGCCAAAACAACGCTGGTGAGGCTACAACGCAAACGCCCCCACTGTCATATCAGCCGCAAGCCCAGCCGCAGACGCCTCCTCCATCATACCAGCAGGCTCCGCCTCAGACAGCCCAAGCTCCTTCTTTTGGAGGTCAGCAACAACCTCCTCAATATCCTCCTTTTGGAGACGATAGTGACCTACCTTTTTGATTAACTAATTGAAAATGAATAATTTAATGGAAAGTAATTTTAATATATCTACTAAAGTGAACCGTGTCTCGATGCCTACCCAAAATAAGGTAGATACGGTTATGAAGAATTTAGGGCATCGACCTTGTGTAGCGTATTCCGAGGAAAAGAATATGTATTATAAGGATGGAGAATGGGTAGCGTCAGATCTTGACGCTACTATCTTACCTCTTAGGGAGATGTTCGAAAAGACATCTGATTTGAAGTTAGGATTGAAGATCGTTTATTTAATAATAAAATTATAGTATGGCTACGATTGAAGATATCAAAAAACTTCTGGAGAGTAAGTCATTTACATCAGACAGAGATCTTGACGAATTTGAGGAAAAACCGGATGATAAGCTTGATGAGGTTCACATGAATTGCGATCCAATGGTAGGGATAGTTGAGAAAGATGGTAAAATTTTTCTCAACTCTTTAAAATTCTCTAAGGCATGGAACTCATTGGGAAAGGATATTCCTATCAAGCAAGGTAATGCCTTCCCGTTGGGTCAAGGTGATGTTCTTGATATAGACACAGGCATATCGGCGTCGTTCCTGGATGATACTGTCGGGATGGTTATGATGCTGCCATCGTTCACCAACGATACAGGCCTCACTTTGGTAGGATCACCGTTCGTTTTCTCTAATAACGAGAATATTACGATCAGAGTCACTAATGTCCGTAAGGATATAGCTATAGTCGAGAAAGATAAGCATATAGCTGAGTTAATTATAGTCGGCAAGATAAAGGCCGATATTCGTAGAACTTATAACAGTAATAAAGATGTTCGGATTGAAGATAGTAAAGAGTAGTTATATAAATACTCTAAAACAGGATCTTGATGAGGCTATTAGTTATTCAAGTAGATTAAAAAGAAATTATGAGGATGCTCGTAGTAAGATAACGGAATTGGAGGAAAAAGAAAGATATCTTAATACGCTTGTGGATTCTCTTGATATGGATATAGAATCCAAGGATTCTCATATCGTTAAGATGGGGAATGAGCTTAGTAAATCAAGAGAGCTATATAATGAGTCGGTGAAAGATAAAGAGACTCTTAAAAGGGCTTATATGGATATCGAGAAGAAACATAAACTATCATCTAAATTACTCGATGAGGCTAGAAGAAGGTACAAGGAAATAGAGGAGCAAAATAAGGCTATGTCAGATCGTATCCAGTATCTGGAAAATCATATTGATCCTGAGGCTTTAGATGGTGATGTGTCTGATGAGGTTATTGTTGAGGAGGATAAGATGGACCCTAATTCAGGTCATATCGATATACCTGAAAATAATATCTCTGAGGTTACTGGTACCGATGCCGGCAATGACGTAAATGTCGAGAATAAAACTGAGGAGAAGAAGAAATCTAAGAAACGTAAAAAGACTAAGAAAAATGAATAAGATCTTGTTTTTCTTGTTAACGTTATTTACCTTAGCGGCTGTCGGATGTAGTACATCTAGAACCTATTATACGGAGTACGATACTACTGATGTATCTTATGTGGTGGATTCCATAGTATCTTCCGGAACCGTGATGGGCCAATGGAAGGAGTGGAGGTTTACGCTGGATGACGGCCGGGTCGATAACTTTGGTTTCACCGCCCTGTACGACGCCAAGGGAAAAGCTAGAGGGTCAATACAGGTTAGGCAAAGATCCGATACGTTTAATATCAAGATAATAGACTATCATAAAAAAGATAAAAAATGAGTTACGGACTAGGTTACATACCATCACCAGCGGATGATAGGGACGCTATCATGAATATGCAACATGAGGCTGTTCCTGATGAGTATAAGATCAATAATGTCGATAGCGTGGTAGATCAAGGTTCTTCCCCTATTTGCGCAGCCGTAAGCCTGGCTGAGATCCTTAACTGGAGAAAAGCTATAAAGGATATCAAAAGACCAGCTAAAATATCTCCTTACGATATATATGATCTGAGAGAGGATAAGGACCAGGACGGGATGGTTCTTCGTGATGCTATCAAGTCTATCAAGAACGTAGGCGTAGATGGGGAGAAAATAAACAGTTACGCTAGGATCATAGATCCGGTATCAGCTAAGGTAGCGTTGATGCTGAATGGGCCTCTGGTTATAGGTCTGTATTGCTATAATTATGGTAATCGGTTCTGGCAAGGCCAAGGACAGAACTTGGGAGGCCATGCCGTTATCCTCACCGGCTGGGACAAGGCCGGCTTCGTCCTACAGAACAGTTGGGGGACGGGATGGGGTAGGTCTGGTGTAGAGACGTTCCCGTTCGAGGATTGGTGCTATATGCTAGAATGTTGGACAATAGTTTCATAACTTTACTATATAAACTTCGAGAAATTCCGTCCCACATCCTCTTGTGAAAGACGATGTGGTATATTTAGGACCCGTAGCTCAATCGGTAAGAGCAATTGGCTCATAACCAGCAGGTTGTCGGTTCAAGTCCGGCCGGGTCCACAGTTGGATTAATAGAGTTTGTCATTAGATTTAGAGTTTAGATTTTGTTTGATGTCCTTGTCCGGGAGGATCGGGACATATGGATCCGAGGATCATTGGATGATTACCATAATATTGGAGATGCTGGTTCGATTCCAGCCGGATTCGCTAAAATATTGTTTGGTAATTATATACAATTTATAGATCTTTGAATAAAGGGGAGTTAATTTAACGGATAGAATTTACGATTCCTAATCGTAGCGTGGATAAGGGTTCGATTCCCCCACTCCCCACATGGTGTTTTCTTAAACATATTCCCGTAGGTCGGTAATTAACGATAACCGGTAGACAGCCTACGGGAATCAATAAAATCTTACGTGCTTAAGATCGCTTTCAGTTCTATTTTTCGTGTGTAATCTATAGGAGGGTAGCACGACCCTCCTTTTTATAATAACTATTTGGGATGGATATTAATCAGATAAAAAAGTACCTGCCATCAGGATGGGATGTGGTTGATCTAATAGATCACGGCATAATCGATCTTGATATTATGAACGGAAAGATGATGGGTGAGTATGTGGCTGTGTTGATGATAAAATCTTATGATAAGACCAATGGTCATATCTTAACCACTTTCTCGTTCCATGATAAAGATATGGATAAGTTGAGGATGTTGATAGGTAATGCTATAATGGCGGTAGGATATAGGAATAATCCTCTTAATGGAGATGGGAACACGGCGATCAAATAAAGGTGCTGAATATACTGAGAGAGGGATATTGGATATCCTTAACAGACAGTTCTTGGTGTCTCCTAGATGGATTATAAACAACTTATATGTCTATAACTGGGAGTCTGATTATCTGGCTATAACCAGATCTATGTACGCTTATGAGGTTGAGGTTAAGATCTCGCTTGCTGACTACAACAAGGATTTCGAGAAACAGGAAAAGCACCAAGTAATGCAAGGCTGGTTCGAGGTCCGGAAGCAAGCCCTATACGAGACCGGGGACTGGGTCAGGTACGGCCGGCCCAACTACTTCTACTACTGCGTACCGGATGGGTTGGTTGATCCTAAGGACATACCTCCGTACGCCGGGCTTGCTTATGTTTGTGGCAGGAATTTGAGAAAGGTCAAGGACGCCCCTATCCTGCACCGTGATAAATTTGATCCGGAAGCCTATAAGATGGCTGACAAATTCTACTATAATTGGTGGAATGAGAGACGTAAGGCTAGACAGATAGAGGGGAAGGATATGAAAGACGAGTTCAGGAAAAGCATGAAAAAGGTGAGGGAGAAGATAACCGTCGATGCCAAGATAAAGGCGATGGAGGCGTTCTGGAGCGTCTGCGATTATGCCTACTGGCCGTACGGGGGAAGAGGGGTGCCCGGAATGAGACCCAACTGTTCCGCTTGTGGTGAGGAATGTAAATTACAATGCCCGAAGGGGAAAGAATTTAAAAATAAAATACGATGAGCAAGATTAAAGATGTATTGGCAAGAGCCATTTCATTAGCCTCAGAACAACCTATGAGCTATAAAGAGGCAGTTGAGTTACTTGATGGTATAGATACGTGTAAGGTCAAGATATGGCTAGAAGAGGGGGCTAAGCTACCTGAATACGCTCATAAACAGGATGCTTGTATGGATTTGTTCGTTAAGGATATAGAACTTGATAATGGAAGAATCATATATCATACTGGTGTACATGTAGCACTACCTGAAGATTATGAGATGGAAATCCGTCCACGTAGTGGTTTTACTAATAGCGAGCTAATTATGCAAAACGCCCCTGCTACTATTGATGAAGGATATAGCGGGGAGATTATAATAGTTCACAGAAAAATGGATAGACATAGTCCTTATTATTGTAATGTCGGTGGTAAAGTAGCACAACTTCTTATTCGTAGAAGGGAACGTATCGTATGGGAAGAAGTGAAGTCATTAGAAGATCTTGGAAAGTCTGATAGAGGGGATAATGGATTTGGAAGTACAGATAAGATAAATAACGAATGATATGGAAAACAAAAATACATCATCCACTACTAATGAAGGCTTGAAAGAAATTGACAAACAAACAAATCCTGTTATGTATGGATGGAGATGTCCGATATGTGGAAGAGTGTATTCTCCCTACGTATCTATGTGCGCTTATTGAGGTAATAATAATATGAATCATATTACATGTAAAATTACTGGATAATTAACATGAGTGGAAGAGTTAAGATAAAGTCCAAGGATAAGGATAAGAAACCTAAGATCGATGTATTTAAGATAATAGAAAACAGGTTTAAGAACATGAACGAGCTTCGGGATATGATCGACATGGATCCAAAGAAAGGGCTGGTCAGGATCCGGGACGGGGCCGGCTTTAGGGAGGTGGAGCGGGGAGGATGCCTGCATCGGAACTACCTTAACCTATTGGAGGAGGAGCTGGGAGCTAAACTATCAATAGATCTTATAGAAAGGTATATCAAAAGATAATAAT